ATTTTTAGCTACCTTAACCGCGCCCTCAGTAGAAACTTTTACATTATTCTTCTTGGTTTCTCCCAGAATAGTTTGCGCCAACTCATTTACAAAGGGTGATAAAGCTTTGGTAGCTGCTCTAGTCAGACCGCCTACTACGTATCGACTTCTTTCTTCACGATCTTCTTGATCAATAAAAGCATCCCCAGCTTGTGAGTCGTAAGGACGGCCTGTTACTTTATCTATGCGCTCATCAGGTTCACTAGCTGCGCTTTCTACTTCTACAAGGCCACCTTTGTCGTATGGCGCTCTGCGCTTTTTCTTTTCAAAAGATTCCCAAAAATCATCATAATCTTCTTTAATATCTTCGCCCATAATTGGATCTATGGCACCATAAAAAGGCATACGGCCACCTATAATCGGTCCAATTTTTCCGTAACTAAAACCTCTAGCTGCATCGCTTGCTAAAGGCCCAGCTAAGGAAGCTGTGGCAGTAAACGGATTACCTGTTACATCATAAGTTTTTTGAGTTCGTTGAACCATATCTAAAAGAATACCCGCGCCTCCCCATCTTGCTACACCTTCAGCAGCAATTTCAGCTCCGCTTTTGTCTGAAAAAGAATCTGAATTTCTTACATAATTCAAACCTGTAGCAGCCGCTGTCATAGTTATAGCAGTAGCTAAAGTATTTGCCGCCCCTACAGGATTGTCAGCTAAACCAGCAATTGCACGTACAAACTGTTTTAGAACTTTATTTGTAAAAGCTGTGGGGTAACCTAGTAGCTCTGCAAAAATTGCTTTTTTAGGATCTGACATCCAGATAGGCTTTATAGCTGCTCGGGGGCTTGTATCTAAAATAACTTCATTTACATATCTACCTGCACCTCTTTTAATATTTTTATAAAAAGGATCTTTAGAATTTATTTCACCGCTATTTCTGTTTAAGTAAGCGATGCCTTGATCTATATCTACATTGAGTTCAGCTAATTGATTTCGTAAATTTTTAATTCTTTTAGAATCTGGCAAGGCTCCATGATTTTTAATAGCTGTTAAATTCTTGTGTATTAAAGATTTACCTGTGTTATAGCTCGCAAGCTGCACTGTTTTTGTCCAACCGTCCAACAAAGTCATTTTAAAAAATGCTCTGTTTGCTTTTTTAAAACCATGCCCTGCTATACTAGAGTCTCCTAAGCGATCAGCTGCGCTAACACTAGCATTTTCTAACATTAAAAATGACTCTCGCATTTCATGAAATATTTCAGGATCTGAAAGCCCTTGCTTTCCTAGCTTTCTTCGTAGTCCATTAGTCATTAATTCTGTTCCTTGAGCAAGTGCTTGCCCAAAACCTTTACCCATTTCTTTAGTTCCCGCTTTCTGCATGTTTAAAAGAACTTCAGGTAAACTAGATACTGTGGCAAAAGCTAAAGTAGACATTCTTATAAGAGTAGCGTAGCCATCACGGGCAAATTGAGCAGCAGGCCCAAAATCTTCTAAACCTTCGCCCGTCATACTTTTGTAAAGATCTTGAATATGCTCTTTATCTGTATCAGTAAAGGTATTTTTTACCGCCTCCACTTCCCTTTTAATTGGATCAATAAATTTAGTAGTAAACTCATCTACATTATTGACACCAAACACTTTTCTTTTTGAATAAGAATTTGCACTTTGCGTAATGTATTGAAACAAAACATTTTCAATATCATTATCAAGAAAGTCTTCATATTTATTATCGTCTTTAATACTATTAAACTTACGGGCGGTAAAAAAAGAATTGCCTGCTACATGAGAAGCCCCGCTGGGGCCAGCTGTATCGTTTTTCTTTTTTAACATGCCTTCTATAATAGCCTTGGCTTCGTCCATATTTTCAGCTTCGCCATCTTCTATAAGAAGTTTAGCAAATCTATTTTGACCTTTACCTGCTAGTTCGGCTCTTTTAGCGTCAGTTACAACTATACGTTGACCATAAAAGTCTTTCATCAAAGCCTTTCTATTCCAAAGACGCGGGAAGTAATCTTCAGGAATAACATCTGTTTCAAAACCTAATTCTTCATTTTTAGCAATTACTTGATTTAATACATCGCGTCTAATTAAACTTGCCGCTTTGTTTACATCTTCTGATTGAGAACGTGACCCACGTAAAGCTCTTACAAGCTCTGTATTTATAATATCTTTTAAACCCCCATGAGAAGCGTCTCGTAGGCTGTGTGTAGCCCTTATTAAAGGTGCATACAAAGCTCCAGCATAGTCTTTCCAAGTCTCGTTGTAGTCCATGCCGACCTGTCGCGTTTCACTTGTATAAGTTTGATTAGCGTCATAACGCATTATTTCAGCTAAGCGAAGAGCAGAAGGAGACTCAGAAAACTTAGTAAGTACTTTTGTAGGTCTTCCAAATAAAACCTTACCATGTAGCGTTTGTGTCTTCTTTAGCAACATTGCTCTAGCATTGTCTGGAGATATGACACCTCTTTCTACTTGCAATAGAGTGTCAGCTACTTCTGCCTGTGTCTGCTCACTGCCTCCAATTTTAGAAGTAAATGCTTGCGCTTTAGCTGTAATAGCTTTAGGAATCTCTACACTACCTGCTTCTTGAGCCACGATAGTCAATTCATCAAGAGCTTTAGTTACATTTTCAGAAGGAGCATCGGGGCCTTTCTTTCTATTTCTCATGTAGTTGCTAAACGAAGCAATAGCAAACTCTCTGCTTTGCTTAGCTTTGTTCATACCATAGAATACCTCACCCATTTCTTCCATGAGTTCGTCATCTAGATCATCAATGTTAGGAAGATCTCTAGTAGCTTCATAGTCAAATATAACTTCTTCTAGCTCTAACCTATCTATATCATATTGCTCTGCAATTTTTTCTATGTCTGCATCAGATACAAAGCCGCCATACTTAGTATCTTCCTGCTGGCGCTGTTGAGCTTCTTTAGAAGCCTGTCGAGACTGCTTAGCATTAAATCGTGCCTGCTTCTGGGCCTGTTCTGGGCTAGGAGCTACGCTCATTAAAAGCTCTTCTACGTCATCTTTAAATTCTAGATCTACATTTTTAACTTCTTCTGCTGAAATTTCATTTTGCGTAGGAGTGCCAGTTTCATTTACTAAGTTTAATTCAACTTCTTCTTCGTCTACAGAGCGTCTAATGTTAGCATCACCCAACCTACTACGAAATATATTATTATAACCACGCCCAGCAAAAGACAAACCTTTAGCTAACCCCTCTCCAATTTCAGGAGTGAACCGTCCTAAAGCACCACCTCCTACTGTTCCTAGCGTTGTTGCAGTAATGCTTTGCGCCATGTCAAATTCTTTTTGAATATCGGCTGCCATATGAACAGCTTGCTCAGAAGCGTTGCCAACACCTGTCCAACCTGCCCCTGCCACTGCTGCTTTTGTCATCATAGCATTACGGCTATTGCTGGCTGCAAACTGCAAAGCTCTTTTAGCCGCTTCATTACCTACAGCGGCCCGCATAGCTAGAGGTAATTTAGGCCCGCCTACCATCATAGTAGCTACATTTAAAGGATCTTGAAAAAAATGTTTAGCACCACTAACGACAGATCCAAAATATTCAAAGCCTTCAGGGTCTGTATTTTCCCAATCCTGTAGTATTCTACCGTAAGCATCTTTAACTTCTTGCGGTGCCTTTTCAAGCATAGCCGCAGTACCAAAGCCAGAAAAAGTCATAGCATCTTGGCGTAGCCTATCTATAATTTCATCAGAGGCATAGTCTTCTACATTTCCTGCTACAGCTTTCATGTAATCGTTATCGCCAAACCTATGCTCGAATACAGTTTCTAAATCTTCTGCTCTTGCAGCTTTAAAATCTGACACAGACATAGTAGTATCTTTAGCAGCCTCTGGTATATCTTTAGATACAGGCGCAGACTGCATGTGATCTGTAAAATCATTAAGATTTGTAAAGTCTATTTTAGGCTTTGAAATTTCAGTCATTTAAATTAGTCCTGAATAGATTGAAGAAGCTGATATACAGAATACGAGTTGCCTGACTTATCGCTAATTAAAGGTTTAAATAAATGATTGTATGCTGGATCGTCTTGATAGCCATTAAAGCTTTGTAAGTACGCAGTTAAAGTTTTTTTGTCGCTTTGCAAATTATTTAACTCTTCCATTAAAGCTTCGCTTTTAACAACACCTGCTATATAAGCTGAGTCTACACGGGCAGCATTAGATTTTTTAATACTACCAAGAGCTTCTAAAATTTCTAGAGTTGTAGGCTCTGCCTTTTTAACACTAAGGCTAAAATCAAAATCATCTGCTTCAAAAAAATCAGGAGCCACACTTTTATCTACCATTCTAGCCATATCATTAAGAACAATATGCTGACTAATTGTTTGAGATAAGGTAGCAGAATTATTTTTGTAGCCGTCTGTTTTTGTATTAAATTTAATAACTGAAGAGTCCGCAACCATATCAGCGTAAGCCGCAGTAAATGTTTTAGCTGCTAAATCTTCGTTATCTACATTTATATCTCGTAGAACATATTCAGCATAGGCATCACTAAACCCGTTAAAATCAGAGTCATGTCCGCTTTGAAAAACACCTAGCTGGTGTCTGAAATCTTGAGCAGTCGCTTCCGCTTCTGCTGGAGTAACTGATGCGGCCCTTAATGGATCTAAACGTACAGGAGTATCCGTCACGATAGGATCACTTACAGGATTGTCATACGGATCTAACTGTACTTCAGTTTTTCTATTATAAACAATACCACCTATTGTTACTTGAGTAGTTGTAACTTTTGGTGTTGTTTGAGTTTTTAAATCTGTAGATGTTTCATCGGGTACAAAAGTTTCTTTTTCTCGACCCCATCCATCTTTTTTAAGAACACGCCTACCTGTCACAGTATTTTGTTTGCCATTAATGTAAACAGTTTGTGTATCTGCTTTTTCACTGACAACTTCATAATCATTATCAGAAGCTTTAAAAGACTCCATAGACTTAGCAATCTTCTGGGCATCCTGCACAGGCACCCCTCTTGCCAAGGCGGATTGCGCGGCTGCTAAGGCATCTACGTCTCTTATATAACGACTGTTAATAATGCTATTAGCTGCGTCTGCTCTCAACGCCCCTCCTGACTTACCTCTAAAGAATCCTGCAACGCCTTGCGCCACAGATCCTAAAGGAGTATCGGCAATCCCGTCATTAATTTTAATAAACTTTTCAAAAGCTGTAGAGTCATTACCTACAGACATGGCAGCTTGCGTAGCTTCATTAAATAAAGTTTTATTCTTTTTAGCTAGTTCTGTAGCCTGCGTGTACACATATTGATCAAAACCATCTTTTGTATATGACTGCTCATCAACATTCATTTTTAATTGTTTTTCAAGCAAAGGAATGTATTGATCTCGCAAATAACCTTCTACGCCTTGAGCATGGGCTTGAGCTTTTTTATTATTATCCAAGTGCGTAATACTTTGCTGTACTCCCGCATTGTATTTAGCTCTTGCTGCCATGATGGGTTCTTGTTGCATAAACTGAAGGGCTTTTCTTTCACTATTAGTCTGAGCAATAGAGCCTAAAAGCTTACCGCCCATCTGCAAGTAGCCTTCTATCTTTTGATCTTTTCTACGTCTTCTTGCAGCTTTATCACGCTCTTCTCGGTTAGTGCGTTGTGTCGCAAGGAGGGATTCTCCTAAATCTTCAATAGCCATTTACTGCTCCATACTCAATAGACTTGGTGTCTCGGGTTGCGCTTCAGGCGGCCCTTCAGGGGGCGGTTTCATTTCTTGTATACGCTCTTCTATTTCTTGAGGCAAAGGTATGTTACTTGTCTGCTGTGCTTCTTGTAGTCTTTGAAGGACTTCGTAGTCTGCACTGTGTCCATCTAGTTCTTCTTCTTCACCGTCTATACCATCAATACTGAAATCAACATCTGCTCTTTCGCAAAGGGCCATAAAAATATATACAGTAGGCTCAATCAATAGCACCATAAGATCAGGATTTATTTTACCATTGTTATACATTTGGAACAAAAGAACTTTGGTTATTTCCATAAGAGAAGTACCATTAGCAATCACTTCCATGAACTGCATGTAGTTTTCTTCTTCTGTTATTTTTTCAAATATAAAGTTTGTAGCCGCATTAATTGTTGTAAACTCAGGCGGCTTTTCAAATGGTAGGGGAGTGTCTGGATCGTTAGCCAAAGATTCTCCGGGTACTGATCTAGACATCCTAGCTTTTATAAGATCTGTATTAATTTCTGGCATACTCATAATTTATCTCCCATATCCTACTGCGCCGGGAAAGGCCATCGTAGGGCTTTGATGCATCAGTCCTTGATTTAAAAAGTCCATAGAAACTGCACCTGCGCCATAGTTTCCTGCGTTTAGAACTGAAGTCATGTCTACAGAAGCAAAGTCAAATTGAGGCAGGATATCTGCTATGTAACCTCTTCCTCCACCAGACATTTCTATTTCTTCAGGTGTGGCAAATGTCCCAGCTACACTTTGCAACATAGGAAGTCCTACAGAAATAGGATCATCAATAGCTGCGCTTACGCTCCTATTAACGCCTGCCATGCCCCGCTCAAACAAAGAAGGCTTTGCTGCTTCTCCAGCTATGCCTGCTACATCAGTAACCTTGCCAGTGTTTAAAAGACCTCTTTCAAAGTCTGTTGTGCCGGGAGCATACTGAGGTTGAGAAGGCATAATGTATTGATTAGCATCTGCAAAGTCAAGAGGCTTACCTACTATTTCTTCTACAGGACTTAACAAACTTTGAGTAGCTTTTTCATAAGACAAACCGCTATAATCAACATCAGCTACAGTCGGAATAGGCTTGTAAGCTGCTAAAGTAGTTTGACTTTGATCCAAGACAGCTTGACTAGCATCTAAAGCGCCTCCTGTAAAATCTGATAAACCCTCTCCCGTAGGCTTAAAGTTTAAGTTCAACTCTCCGGGCTTGTACCCTGTCTCTGGAACTTTTAAAATATCTTCAAACTCTAAAGGATCTGCTGCTGGATTAAACCCTGCAATAGTTGCTTGGGCATTAGCTTGGATAGCTTTTATATTAGGACTAATTTTACTAAAATCTAAGTTTAAATTTTGCCCTGTGTTAGCTAAGTTGCTAAAAGTATTTTCATTTAAAACTGTATTTGGATTTAAGTTTTGTAAATTTTCTACGGACAAACCTGTAGAGCTACTAAGCTTATCGAGTGTCATACCTTTAGATAAAGTAATATTGTCTCGGAAAGGATTCATTATATTACCCGCATCCATCTTAATTCCTTCCATCACACTATCAGCACCAAAAAAGTTTGCCTTGGCACTACTAATTTCTATACCGGGAAGTTTGTTTAATGCAGTTTTACCGAACTCCATGATGCCACTGGTCACAGTTTTAAAAGCGTTAACACCTGTCTGCACAAAGCCGTGGGCACCTTTCAATACAGTACCTACGCCTTTTACAACACTGCCTAAAGCAGAGCCTTGCAGCCCCGCAAACTTACCAGTAAGACTAGCCATTTTACCTGCCATTCCTCCTAAGCCTTTCATTAAGGCTCCTCCTATCCCCGGAAGAATAAACATCATAGCTAGTTGACCAACTATGCCAATCTTACCCATGAATTTACCAAATTTCTTAAAGCCTTTCTTGATTGCTCTACCAATCTTTTTAAAGACCTTACCAATACCTTTAAATATTTTTTTAAAAAAACTCATTATGTAATCCCATTAATAAGAGTGAATAATCTGTCTACATTGGTAGACTTTTCTGCGCCGCCTGTAGCTCCCTCGTTAGCCAAGGCTGTAGCGTACAGGGTAGTTTTTCTTTGCTGTTCGTTTTCAAAAGCAGTTCTTACATAGGTTGCATCATCTCGTAAGTTCTGCCACAAAAAAGCCATTTCAGCAGAGTCCATTTGAAATACTTGTTGAGCATTTAACATATTAGAAGCATTTTGTGCTGCCGTATCAATTGTATTTGATTTTCTACGCCATTCGATATTAGACTGCTCTACAGCCTGAGCATTAGCAGCATTCCATGTGTCCCTTTGAAGATCCATATTCTCATTAAATTGATCTGCTGTAAGTTTTAAACTTGCATTATGCTTAGACACATCTGTAACATTTTGAGCATTAATAGCTTTAAGCCTATTTATTTCTGAAGTATTAAATTGTGTCATTGCGTTTTGTTGACTAGCATTGAACTGACGCATTGCTGCTTCTGTAGAAGTTAAAAACTGATTTACTTGATTTTTAGAAGTCGCATTAAATTGTTTTTCAGCATTTATGGCGGCTTGATCCGACAATATACGTTGTTGTTTAGCTTGTTGATCAAACATGATAGCTTGCTGCTCATTATTTAAATTAGCCATATCCATAGACAAAAAACTTTGAGCATTTGTAATTGCTACTTTTGTTCTTTGATCTACCGCTGCCATATCTAAACTTGCAAGAGCCGTAGCGTTTTGAAGCATAGCTTGTTGTTCGTTACTCAAATCTGCAAGTACAAGAGTTTGCATAGCTTTACTATTAGCTAACTCAACTTGTTGTGCTGCATTAAACTTTGTAAGATCTATATTAGCAACTGTAGAAGCATGTTGAATAGCTTGTTGCTGATCTACATTAAGCTGAGCCTGATTCATTTCGGCAGCAATTTTGCCTTGTAACAAATTAGTTTGCAGTCGAGAATTTAAATCTGCTAATTCTGTCTGTTGTGCAGCACTAAGATTTTCAGACGCATTTTGATTTCTAGAAGACAGATTAGCTAAACGCATTTGCTGATCATTAGAAAGATTAGCAAGCTCCATCTGCTGCTTAAACCCTGCATTCTTTACAAGAAAATCAGCAGCTATCTGCATATCTACAAGCCGCTTTTGATTGTAAGCAGTCATGTTTTCACGGGCAGTAGCGTCTTCGTACTTCATTTCAGCCAGTTCTATCTGCTGCTCGTTACCAAGCTCCATAGCATTTATAGCTTGTTGATTTTGAGAACGTAACACTGCTGACTGCTGCTCATTTGCAAGATTTTGAGTACGTGTTTGCTGCTGTTGCTGCGCGGAAGTTAGTACAGCTTGTTGATCAAAGTTACTTTGTAAGACTCCCATTTGCTGTGCCATCTGAGCAGTTTGTGAAGCTGCTGTTTGCTTGTTGGCTAAGTTAGCCATGCGTCTTTGCATGTCTTGTGTAGACTGCGTAAGATTGGCTTGCTGCTCATTAGAAAGGTTCTGCGCTGCACGTTGCTGGAGGGCCTGTGCGTTGCTTTGAGCCATTGGTAAGGCACTTTGTATGATTGCATTAAACAACGCATCACGCCCCACTGTGGAGGCCGACAGGCCCCTTTGAGCAAGTTTCTGCTCTACAGCTGATATTGCTGGCTTAGCCCATGCAGGAGTTTCACCGTCTTCTAACCCACCCAAAAGCGAATCCATTTGCGAAGATACAAGAGCTTCTGTAGGTAAAGCTGCTACAGCGGCTCGAACTTCCACAGGTTGCTCATCAATTTGTGCTTCAACAGTAGCTGGATCTTCTACAATAGCTGCTGTAATATCAGAAGGAATACCAGAAGTTTGTGCAATCATTTCGGCTGCCGCACCTTTCGCGGCTGTCCCAGTTACTGTGCGTCTTTGTGCAGCTTGAAAGCCTACTACGTCAGTGATAGCCGCCGCATCCCCAGCAGGAGCAGGCTCTCCTAGAATTTCTGTTCTTTGTTTTTCTTCAGCCGCTTTTGTAGAAGATACTTGAGTTTCTGAACCTGTCACGTCCCTTGCGAAAGTTCGTGAATCAATAGTGAACTGAGCTTCTTTAGCTAAAGTACTACTTTTTTGATCGGCAGTAGTTGTCACACCTTCCGCTTTTTCAGTAAGCTCTCTAATTTCATCAGGGTCTGCGATAGACTCTGCACTTAAATCACCTATAGCTGAAATTGTAGGGTCTAAGTCAACTGCCTTTGCCGCTGTGTATTCGGCTGGCTCAAAAGTAGTTACACTTTCTGCCTGAGCAGTTCCGGGAGCAAGTGTTGTCGTAGCTGTTCCTGCTATAGCTTTTTCTCTTGAAATAGCAGTGGCATCATCTAGCTTTTCAGTTTTAGTGCTCAGACCTGCTTTAAGTTTAGTAGTATCGGGATCTGTTTCTTTTACATCAGAAACAGCTAACTTTTTTACTGTAGCAGAATTAACTGTTGGCTTTTCAGGAGAAGTTATTTGAGGACGAGGAATGCTTTTAACAAAATCCTCTACATTTGTTTTGTTATTAGCCATATTATTTCCTTGTTGCCCTGTCTGCCCTATACTGCTATAAATATCTTCAGGAAGTCCACTGCCGTTATTTTCTGTTATATTAAGATTTCTAGCATTTTCACCTTGCCTAGCTTTCCAAGCATTGTGAGCATTTTTGTATGCATTCTGACCACCGACGTTTCCTTTATAATCAGATCTTTTAGGCTCTGGATCAACATTACTAGTTGTTGTATTAGTCGATGTCGGAGTAGTAGTAGTAGTAGATGTACCACTGTTTGTCACAGAAACTTTTCCATATTTAGCTACTCTTTCAGCTTCGAGTCGAGCCGCTTCTGCTGCTTGTTCAGCGGCAAGTTTGTCCTCTTTTTCTTTAGCAGCTTTTTCTGCGGCTTCTCTAGCCGCTTTTTGTTCGGCAGTTTCTTGCAGCTGAGGTTTATTTTTTTTCTGCGATTCTATATTACGTTTTATCTCTTCTTCAGTAATAATATCAATATTACCTTCGACACCTCCAAAATACTTTTTAGTTCGGCCACCCTTAGATTTTTTTTGACGAAGAGAAGTTAGTATTTTATTAGTATTTTTACTAGATCTTTTATTACTCATTATTTATCCTAAGTGTGTAATAATAACAGAAGAGGCACCAGTAAATACCACGCCTACTACAAGCCATGCAAGTCTTTCCCACCGTGCAGCATGAGATGCAGCTAACTCCCTTAACTGTTTTAACTCAGCCGTGGCTTCTCCCCAACGCTCTCCACATTCTTTCTCATGTTGAGCAATCTTTTCTAAAGCCTCTAGAGCTATTTCCATCTCAGTTTTTACTGCCATAACTACTTTCACCTACTGCTTTGCTTTACCAACATTAATGGCTAACAAGTCTGTAAGTTTGTAAAACTTTTCAACCCATTTATTATTATTAGGAATAGGTTTTAAAGCAGCAATAATAGAAGCTACAGTAACAATTGTTGTAATAATATTAATTAAATCCATTTTAAACTCCTTAAAAGATTATAGCATATTTTCTGAAGGTTGTCTACTGTTAAAGTTTTATTTATTACCAATTTGGTTTAGGGATGTCTTCCATGCTTGGGAAATCTTCAGTAGCTGGATAGTCACGAAGCAGTTGGCGATATGCTAATATTTCAGTTCTTTTTCCGTGATCCGTAATTGCTGCAAGTTCATCTGTTTGCCGCAAGCAAAGCTGCAACTGATCTCTACATATTTCTTCCATGTCCATAACTAAGATACCCTATAATAAGTTGTTGAAACTGAACCCAGTGATCCTGAAGGATTACCAACTACATCTGGTGTAGGAATTTTTGTCTGTGTGGTTGAGTTAGTATACATACCAACCAAATGACCGTTATGTACTTCAGAGTCTTCCCAGCCTGCTGATACAGAAGCACCTTTGTTTGTGCCGTCAAGTGCGTACATGTGGCAATTGGAAGTATCAGTAACCAAAAACACATTGTTTGTTGAATCAACAGCAAGGGATACAAGTGTTGAGGAAGTATGTGGCGTGTCAGAAAGAGTTACAAAACTAACGTAGCTGGAACCAGTTGCGTTGTACTTATGGATTTTAGAATTAGACCCATCAAGTACATAGAGGTTAGTGCCATCGTGCGCTATGCCTACAGCATTTGTCCCACTGACTTTATTACTAATGTCTATAGTAGAAACAAAAGCATTACTAGTGGTTGAGTAGGTGTGTATATTTGTACCGTTTAAGTTGTACAAAACATTATTGTGGTACGCAAGCCTATAAGGTGTTGCTTGTGAAGATGTGCTAATAGCAGTACCAAGTGCCTTAGTTGTTGGATGTATAGCAAAAATCTTGTTTTCATTAGTGTGCCCAATGTAAATAGTACTTGCGTCCTTAAATGCGTAGCCTCTGTAGCCTGTAGCAAAATACTGTGTATCAAAAGTAATTGTGGTAGTCACGCCTGAATATTTTCCAGCGAAAGGTGCAGTCTGATTACTTCTTTGAAACATTAGTGCGTGAGTTCCGTGAACAAACGGTGCCCTGTAGTTGTAGTTGTTAGTATTATCTATGTTAGATATGTCATAATTATAATTGTTTTGGACGTTAGTATAACGGGCATCCCATGTTGATAGGTGCTGATTAGAATAACTACTAGAAGGTCTTACCTTTATAGTAAATCTGTAAGTTGACTGACTAGTTCCACTTAAACTGTCGGGCCAGACCTCTGGATTTCTCCACCACTCGCCATTAGTAGGCCCTGTAAAAAGAGTTTTTGAGGTTATTTCTGTAAGCTCCCCAGAGGTATTATTTAAGTTAGGTACTGCATAGGTTACTTGATATGTAGTAGCACCCTGTGCTTGACCTTGATGCAGAACAACAATACGGTCAGTGCCGTCAATATGCAAAAAGATTGCTTTCACATAATTTCTATTAGGAGGCCATCCACTTCCAGTCCCATAGTCTGTTAGGTCAAAAGTGCCGTAATGCGTCTGTAGATCATTACTCAAATATGCAATTGCTGGTACTTGGTTGGTGCCGCCATCTCCAGAGAAAAAAGCTCTTAGGTTGGTAGCAGGCAAATTACTAGCTAGTGCGCGTGAAGTCATTCCATAAGCAACACAGCTAATTTTGTCTGCGGAACAAGTTGTAGGAAAAACTGTACCATCACGAAGATTCCTGCTTGATACAAAAGTAGTTCCATAACTACTGAACTTATTGACCCACCCGGTGCTTATTATACTAAACATTTCTTGAGTCCCGGTGTCAGCCATTCCGCCACCGTTATTTTGATATACGGTACTTACACCCTGCCAAGGAGATAAACTAGTATCATAGTCAGAATGGTTTGCTAGAGTTCCGGAACTAATAAAACTTTTTACTGGAGCATCAGGGTATGTAGAAGAAGACGCTGTAAGTCCTGTTCTAAGAAAAACTTCACTCCCTTTAGTTACAGTATTTGCCGTATCAAGTAAACTTAGGTTTCCACCAATAGGAACAGATACACCGCCGCCGCCACCTAATTTAATAGCCATTTATAGCTCCTTCCATCCAATAGTTGAATCAACATAAACCAGAGAAGCTCCAGCATCTGCTGCTAGTTCCCCATCGTCTGTTGCTGAATTAATTTTTGAGCCGTTACGAGCTACAGTGACTGTGCCGGTTCCAGCGTTCTTAATAAATACTACATCACCAGCACTAGGGCTTGCGGGTAGTGTGATTGTTACTGCACTGCTTGAGTTAACAATAAGCTGGTCTTTACTAACAGCAGTATAGTTTCCTGTCTTGATAGCAAAGTCATTATAAGCACCACCAATAGTTGCAAAGGCTAGTGTACCACTACCATTAGTGGTTAAACTTTGACCTGCTGTACCATCAGCCGTTGGCATTTTAAGACCGTTTAAGTTGGTAGAAGCTGCGTTATAGGCATGATTACCCATATAAGCATGACTTGAACACTGATAGTAAAGGACGCTAGGCGTTTCTCTATCTACTGCTATCTGTGTATAAGCTCCTGCACTTCCCGGAGTACCAGTGGTCGTTACGCCTGTAGTGTAAGCTGTTGTTTTAGCGGCATCCATGTAAAACAACAAAGGATGCCCACTGTTTGACCCGTCTGCTTGATCAAAACGATAAAAATATTCAGTGTTAGCTGTGACACTATCAGCACCGTGTAAATTAATAGCAGGAGACTCAATACCATTTAGGAAATAACCTGAGCTACTTCCGTCTCCATTATATGGATGTGCTGAAGTTTTAGAAGCTACTGTAACTGTAAATATTACGGGGCTTGAAGAACTTCCGTACACTCCACCTGCACCAGCACCCGCTGCAAGTTTTGTAGATGTGATAGCACCATCAGCAATTGCAGAAGCTGTAATGGCATTGTCAGCGATTGCAGCAGAAGTTACTGCATCGTCAGCAATACCAGTAGCTTTAATTTTTGTTGTAGCCATTTTACGCTCCTAGTTCTGGGCGAGTAGCTGGAAAGTCTGACGTACTAGGCCAATCCCGTAGTGCCTGACGATACGTTAAGATGTTATCTCTGTTAGGCCAGTCTGGGGTCTGTGCTGCTTTGTCTGTAGACTCTAGTTCTTCATCACGCCATAACCTTGCAGCGCCTTCCGCTGAAACAGGACTTGTAGCAGTAGCAGCCTCTTCGTACCTACCAGCATAATTTGCCTCAACAAACGCTAGGTCAGCTACAATGCGGTTAACTTCTTCGTTGCTTTCATTCTTAATAATATAATTAGCCATTGTAGCCTCCGTTAAACAAACATGATGATGCAGACGCCATCACCGCCCGGCCCCCAAACGCGAGCCGTGGCAGATGTAGCGGTATGGAAGGGGCCGCTAAAGGCACCGCTACCTCCACCACCAACTCCTCCGTTACCAGTGCCTACTTGGCCAGTGCTGGTCGTGTCTACGCCGCTTATCCAAGTAAGCGCACCGCCACCCCCAAAGCCACCGCCGGTTGCGGATTGGTAATAATGGCCAGTGTTTCCGCTGGGATTGTAGCCTGAACTGGCACCAGACCCGCCTCCAAAACCACCATTTCCAGAGTAAACACCAGTGTTGTGAGTGTGGTAGGCATAGCCTCCATTGCCTTGAGCGTCAATAGTGCTGATCGTAGGACTAGTATTTGGGCCGCCTGAAGTACCGGTAATCATTTTAGTCGATGTCGGTGCTATTGGTTCTGCTGCGGGAGCGTCTTTTGCGGAACTTCCACCTAAACTAAGGTAGGCATAAGCACCAGTGCTAGTAACACCAAGGACATCACCTCCGTTACCTCCAACACCTGCGCCGCCAGTAGCAATAATTTTATCTTGACCGCCCACAGCACCTGTCATAGTCACGCTGCCGCCATTAAAGGCTGTGCCATAAAGAGCAACAGCGCCTCCTCCTGTTGTTACAGCATTGTTGGGGCATCCAGCCACCCTTGAGATAGTACCCCCAGTGCCACCTGTGTAATTAAAGTCACCACCACTAGCAGTACCGCCTGCTCCTCCAGCAGTAGAGACAGCACTAGAAGTAGATGCGCTAAACTGCCCACCACCGCCACCATTAGCAACCATGTTTACAGACACCGCTGCGGAAGCAGTAACAAAGCTAGTGTTGCCCCCGTTGTTACCTACTCTAGAAGAGTTAATATTATTTGGTGCCAACGTACTAGCGCCTCCAGCGCCAATAGTGATCGTGAAGGTTTCTCCTGCTGTTACATTGAAAGTTTTTTCGCTGTAACCACCACCGCCACCGCCTGTAGCATCTCCTTGGTTCTGATCTATGCTTGCGTTTTTATTAGCAAGGAACGCACCTTGACCTCCACCACCAGTAATGATGACTTTGATCCTACCTGTTAATGGCGCTGTAAAAGTCTTTGACTGACCAATAACAAACTGTGTTGTGGGTATTGGTGCTGCATCTCCACCACCGCTAATAAAATCTGTAAAGTTGCTCATGCCATTGCCCATCCTACTGTAGAGTTTGTATAAATAAATTGAATTGAAAGATATTCTTTATCTAGTGTCATATCAGTACCACTAGACATAATGTTACTTCCGTTACGTCCAACTACTGTGTTTGTAAAGTTTCCAACTGTGATTAAAACTCTTTGACCAATTGTAGGTGACGCAGGTAATGTAATGGTTCTTCCAGCAGTATCCACATATACATGTGTGTTTACCGTAGCTGTTATGCTTGCACTAGTAACTACTGACGTTATACCAACTGTCACAGGCTCAGAAGCTATCTTAGCTGCTGTTACTGCATTGCTTGCTATCTTGGCTGTAGTAATATTAGAATCAACTATAGAGGCTGTTACAACTGAACTTGTTGCTAATTGATCGGCACCAACAGCATCGTTTGCAATTTTAGCTTGTGTTATATTGTCATCTACTATAGAGGCTGTTACAACTGCATTTGCAGCTAACTGGTCTGCACCAACAGCATCGTTTGCAATTTTAGCCTGAGTTACATTGTCATCTACTATAGAAGCGGTAACTACTGCACTCGCTGCTAATTGATCTGCACCAACAGCATCGTTTGCAATTTTAGCTTGTGTAACCGCATCGCTTGCTAATTTAGCTGTAGTAACCGTGCCATCGCCCGGAGTTGTTGAAGCAGCAACAGTAGAAATAATAATAACTTCTACCTTAACGCCTGTGGCTGGGGCAGTGCTAAAAGTAAGTGTAGTTCCGCTAAAGCTAAAAGTATCTTTATGCTGATATACACCATCAAAATAAACTTGAATAGAGTTTTCAGAAGCAGGTGTAACAGACATGGTGAGCGTTGTGTCGCTTCCATCGCCTGTCATGGTGTCTAGCGTGAACTGAGCCTCACCGCCTCCAATGTCTCCCCAAGAAGTAGTATAGCCCTCAAACTTTCCAGTTGTACTGTTATATCTAAACTGTCCTGCTGAAGCCGTAGGACGCTGTGCTGTAGTACCAACAGGGAGTTTTAATGCTCCTGTCGTGCCCATTGTAGTAGTAATTGCTGTAGCGTGATTGCCCATATAAGCATGTGAGCTACACTGATAATATAAAATATTAGGCGTATCAGACGTTACAGCTATTGTAGTATGAGCACCAGAACTTCCGGGAGTTCCTGAAGTTGTTACACCAGTTGTGTACGCCGAAGTCTTAGCTGCGTCATAATAAAAACGTAATGGGTGTCCGCTGTTTGAAGAATTAGATTGATCAAACTTATAATAGTATCCACTAGAGCTTGTAATACTATCTACGCCTAGTAAAGATAATGCTGGAGACTCTTCACCATTTAAAAAATATGCACTGCTAGAACCATCACCGTTATAAGGATGTGATGAAGTTTTTGAAGCTACTGTAACTGTAAACACTACAGGGCTTGAAGCACTACCATAATCTCTTGTTACGATAGAACCAGTAACTTGAGAGTCTACATAAGCTTTAACAGACTGTTGAGTAGGCACAAGTGTTGCACTATTAGAAGACATAGTATCTTCATCTACGAATGCAGTTACATTGATTGAACCATCATTAAGACTTCCAAAAGTTAAGTTTGTAATGGCAACAGCATCAATTGTGCCACCTTCTACTTTATTACCAGAAATCTGATTGTCTGCAAGTGTAAGAGTACCTCCTGAGACATCTAAAGCATTACCAGATCCTACAGTAATATTAGCACCATCTACAGTGCCTCCATTAATATCTGGATTTGTTAAAGTCTTGTTAGTAAAAGTTTCACCACCTGCAAGCGTAGCTACAGTGCTGTCAATTGCAAAAGTTACTGTATTACCTGAACCAGACGTATTAATACCTGTACCGCCTGTAAAGGTCATAGCTTCGCTGTCAAGGTCAATGCTTAAAGCACCACCAGAGTCTGCACTAAAGTCCAAGTCCTGTGCAGTTACTTGAGCGTCTACATAAGCCTTAATAGACTGCTGAGTAGCTAAAGACGTATTACTATTAGAAGTTAAACCATCTTCATCAAGAATAGAGGTTACTGTAGTACCACTGTTTAATACAAGGCTGTCAAGATTAGCAGTACCGTTAATGTATAAGTCTTTCCACTCAGCCCCTGTAGCACCTAAGTCATGAGTATTATCCGCACTGGGAAGCAAGTCAGAAGCTACATCAGCACTAAAAGATACTGTATCTGTAGCAGCATCACCAAAAGTTAAGTTACCTGCAATGGTTGCGTTGCCAGTTACTGTAAGATTACCGCCTACACTTAGATTATTAGAAAGCGTTGTAACGCCTGTGACACCTAAAGTACCTGCAACTGTAGCATTTACATCTACATCTAAAGTATCTACATGTGCTGTACCGTCTAAAAATAAATCTTTAAACTCTAAAGAAGATGTGCCTAAATCAATATCATTGTTTGTTACAGGTACAATAGCACCATCTTGAATACGAATCTGCTCTACAGCAGCACTAGAAACTTCTACATAAAAACCAAGACGATTGTTTGTTCCGTCTACTTCAATCTTGTTAAGAAAATCAAGATCACCAATTTTAAAAATATTACCGCCCTGACCAGCAGTACCATCGTGTCTGTGGCCTGTGCTTACTGCACTGCTAGAAGAGTAAGCAAAAGAGTTTACTAATTGGTTATATTCGTTATTAAATAACGATGCTGATATAGTATCTCCATCAGCGAATGTACTTTGTCTGGTATAGCTCTGAGCCATCTATTATCTCCTTCCTGATGGAGTGTAGTCTATATAAAGACCATTCACTGTATATGGCGATTTTTGATCTGAACTTGTTACAATAAAACTTACAGTATGCCCACTGCCTTGAACTGTTTGGCGTACTAGAGGATCTGCTGGAGCACCAAATACATTGGCTCCAAATATGCCTGACCCAAGAATACTAGGCAGAGGAATACTATCTAATATATAATCTAAAGGTTGTGAAATTAAAGGATCTTCATAATCATAACGTACACGTAATGTAGGCTGGATAGCCCCTTCAGGACTCATAGATAGACGTACATGACGTAAAGTCTTTTTAGTACCTACATCACCAAAGTCTAAATTAGGTGTCTGATAAGACGCTCTAATGTCAGCAGGATTACCACCATAATCAAAAGAAATACCATCATCATGATTATAGATATAGCCGTCACTATCTCCATGCCACGTTTGCTCAATACCATCTACATCTAGATCTGATGTTAAAGCAGTAGCTTTGATACCTTCAGTTTCTGAATACTGAAAACCTTCATTTGTTAATGTAGCAATAACACCTTTAGAAGCAGCATTAGCTGTACCGTCTGTGTTATAAAATAATCTGTATTGTGATTTACTTCTAAGTACAGCACTTGTAATATCTAAATTATCAATGTTTGCTGCAATACTTTTAATTGTAGGTTGAATAGGTCTACTTACAGTCCCTAACTCAACGTCACCAATCCGTACTGTACCTGCAATGGTTCTAAGTCCGTCAGGACTCAAAAATAACAAGTCACCTGCAATTTCCTGAATACTTTGTGCATCCATACAACCTACGTTTTTTGTTACTGGTTGTACTGTAATAGCATTAGAATCATTAATGTTTAATAGTTTAAAAATACTATTCTTACAAAAGATAACAAGATCACTACGGAAACTGGCTAGGCCCACTACTTGATCTTCAAGTACAATAGATCCTGCTCCAGCTCCTGAAAAGTTATCAGGATCATTTGTGTGGCTGTAATAAATTGTATTAGATGCAGCGCCTGCACCAGCAACTACAAAGTGCTTATCATGAATAGTGCCTACTGCCGGAGCAACAGTACCGCTTACAGTAATTTCACCAGCAAAAAAAGTACGTGAATTTAAAGCACCAGTACCTTCCATTCTAAAAAAGTAAGGCTTGTTAACACCATCACATATAAGAATCTCACCATAATCTGATAAGCCTTCAAAAAATGCAAAGCTTGTTTGTTTTTGCCCAGTACGTGCTAAATCTGAACGGCCTGTAAAAGTTGTGTAGTTATCCCCGCTGCTATGAACACTAGACTTAGATATAGAAATCCATGAGGTTCCATCTTGACTAAAAAATATTCCAGTGCCTGAACAAACTATTACACCATCAGCATAACCTCTAATCCCCAGTACTTTGTTATCACCATTAGGACGTACCGCTGAACCGCCTCCAAAGATAGTGAAGCCATTAATACGACGATAGCCGCCATCTGTGTCTACTTCAAAGTTTGTAAGCTTAGAAGCAACTCCCGGCTGTCCCAGCATCTCAAGCTGGTTAAGGCTAGTATATAATCCGCCTTTAGTTGATAAACCAAACGGCTGAGACATTATACAAACCTCATACGGTCATCTTTAAACTCACCGGGATTAGGATTCATCAAATTAAGTTTCATTAAACGTAAGCCACGCTTGTAGTCTTCAAGAGCAAAAGCAGAAAACTGTGGGCTTTCTTTAAACTGATAGATATAATATCTAGCTCTATTAAGCAATACAGGCTTGTAAGTATTTGGAAAAACTGTTTCATCACCAAAGGCTACAAGCTCTGTAGGTAATACATAAGCGTAAAACCAGATACGATATACTTTATCTGGAATAGAGCTAAGACCAAACTTACGGTTGTCAGGACTTTTGATTACACGATCAGGTACACCGTATTGCTGAGTATCTGCATCGTCTAAGTTTTCTGGAATACGTCTATAGTCTTTCCAAGCTTCTGTTGTAGTAAAACGTAAGTTACGTGCAGTATATGGTACTGATTCGCCTGCTACGCCTACTGTAGTCAAATAAAAGTTGTCCCAATCAATGTAGCCGTAGTCAGTAGTTAAAGAAGAACTAGCAGTCTTTAAATTATACCAGCGTTGTCCCGCTACAGTTTCTACGTATACATTACCGTACATAGGATCTGTCTCACCACTTAAATTAGCAGCAAGGAAAGGCCACTGAGGTTCTTCATTAACAATATCTAGATAAGCTCTGTTAATAGAGTCTTTAACATGTTGTTGAATACCCACAGCAGAAGCAAAGCTAGAACTTGTAAGCTCTACTTCATTCATCTCCCGTAGGAGTTCATTTGCTAAATCTAGATATGTTGCTGCCATTATTTATGCGCCTTTTGAACCTCAAAGGTTGCTGATTTACTTGCACCCTTATGAGGCTTATAACCGTCTTTAGGATCTTTCATAAGCTTAAAAGTCTTTCCAGACTTCATCCAGTGGTAACCTTTAGGAGCAGCTACTTTCATTTTACTTTCTGCGTTACGGTTTTACTACCGCACATTCTTTCCATATCCTGCACAGAAGCATAGCCGCCTTTAGTGTAAGCACTACGTTTTGTAGCACCTCCACCCATCATTTTCTTTTTAGCATACATACCTTGACCTCCTTCAGAATATTGTATTCTTTCATCATACCCAATACCATACATGGGTAGCTCTTGAATACCGCCGTAGTTTTGTTTTTGATTTAGTTTAGCTACCATTTTTTTAATCGTTTTGCCTAAACTCATCAGTCTTGCTCCATTGAAAAAGTTTTACTAATTGCTCTAGCGCCTTCAAACTCTGTAGCGCATTCGGGGTCAGAGTCTTTATTAAAAATTTTATCAAAGTTATCTTTGTAACGTGCGTAATTAGTTCCTTTGCGGATTCTACTGCCTTTACCAGCAATAGTTTGTCTCATCATTAGTGGCTTCGCATCAGATCCAAGTTGGGGCATTATAATCTCCAGTAAAAAAGGAAAGGGGCCACCGAAGCAGCCCCCACCTAAAAGGTCTAGTCGATACCGTAGAAGGCTGAAACCAGAGCTTCTGGTCGCAGTACCTTAGCACCGTAAACGTGTAGACCACGTACAATGTCACCGAAGCTTTCTGGGTCACGGATGACCTCAGTGCTGGTGATTGTTTGAGCCGTTGCCGTAGAAGACATGTGACCAGCCAGACATTGACCAGCAGCATTAGTTACTGAAGGAATGTTGTTTGACTTGTACATATCAAAACCACGCAGCTTGCCAGAGCTTACCAAACCATTACGGATGGAGCCTTGACCAGCGTTGAAGTCTACGTTCAACAGCTTAGAGCTAGACTGAGACAGTACTTCGTAGAACTGTGGTGAAGCTACGAACCATCGTCCTTCTTCTGGAATGTTCTGCTCGTCTAGCAAACGTGCCATACGTGCCATGATATCCAGAGGATCGTGCTCATTTGCAGCAAAACCAAGGTCTAGGTTACCAGTACCGTCAAAGGTTCCAGCAGCAAGGTCAGCAGTAGCGTCTGTACCAAGGATATGGTCAGGGCTAGAAGCAGACACACCAGCAAACATAGAAGCTAGTACACCTTGGTCAAAAGCATCACGCAAAGAGTAAGCTGCTGAAGACGTAGCAACGTCACGGAAGTTAACGTGAGACATGTTAGTTTCAATGTCATCTACGATAAACTTAAATGCGTTAGCCGTGTCAACAACCAGAGTTACTTCTTGGTCAGTCAACTTAGTAGCGGTCACATCTTGACCACGCTCATACTGATAAACAGTAATTTCAGGCTCTTTGATGATTCGTACACTATCACCGAATGCTGCGATTTCACCCGCATAGTCAGTGTTCGTAATACCTTCAATCACAGAAGCCTTACGGAAAAAGTTTAGTACCTGCTTAGAGTAAACTTTAGGCAGGAAAAACGAGTTGGTTTGTCCCGCTACAGAGTTACCAAAGTTAGCATTGGTATCTGTAGACGGTTCAAAGAATTGGTCACTTACATTATAAGCCATGTTAATATTCTCCTAATAACACAATTAATTATGCTACTACGCGACCCTCCATCATTGCTTGCTTAATATCTTCTTCATATTTATCAAACTGATCTAGGGACATAGCAGCGATTTCCCGTTCAGTCCAGATCTTAGGTTGACCAGCATCTACGTTAGTTGTTTTAGTTGATACCATATCTGCTGCCGAACCTTGAGATTTCTTTCTGGGCTGTTGTTTTTGAGTAACACCAGTTTCCAATTTGTAAAGATCAATAGCTTTTGAAGCTAAAGCAACATTATCAGGGTTATTATAAACCCAATCTTGAATCTGCTCAGGTTGCTCCTTAGCCCACGCATGAAACTGCTCGTCCCCTCTGATGTCCTCAAAGTCTGGATGTCGCTGTTGCAAAGTGGTTTCAGCCTCTCTACGTAACACTTCAGACTCACGTTGCCGCATAGCCTGTAGTTGCGCTTCAAGTTCCGCTACCTGTCGTTGACTCTGCATATGTGCTACAGATTCAACAGTGTTATACAGATCAGGATACTCCTCTTTAAAACTTTCTAACTCTTCTTCAGACTTAGGCGGTTCATAGCGGGGTTGTGCTTGTTGAGCCATCGCAAGGAGTTCTTGTTCCTTTTGTTTAAACTCTCCAAGTTTCTGATCATAATGTTTCTTTAGATCATCGTATCGTTTCTTATAGTTAGTCCTCTTTCGGGGTTGAGCTTCTTCTTCAGGGGCCTCTTCGGGGGTAGCCTGAGGTGGCTCAAAAAATAATCCATCTGCACTGCCTCCACTGGGCTTATCAGCTTCGTGCCAAGGCTTACGAGCATTGTATGGATTACTAACTTCTTCTTGTACTTCTGACATTCTCAATCTCCTTCACGGGGCTTGTGTCTTGCAAGGTAGCCATATTAACTCCGTCGAGTTTATGGGGCTTGTCTTACCAAGGTAGCCGTAAAATTACCGAAGACTAGGCATCTTATTTGCACCCATCATGAGCTTATTGATTTCCTCATCGGTTTTGCTGAGGGGTAAATCTTGCTCTTCAGGGTCTTCTTGCATATAACCGCCAATAGCCTTCATTTGATAACCGCCATCATAAGCACGTTCAGCATCATCCATCATTGTTTGAAGCTGATCCGCACCAATCTGGTCGGTTGCTTTTCTGGTAAATACAAACTCTCCATCACTCAAACGAGCGGGGATAGAATCTGATACACCAGTTCCGGGGCCTTCGACTTCTCCAGCACCCGAAAACTCACTAGCAACTGTAATTACTTTGTCCAAGATATCTGATAGTCTTGGATCATTTTGTAATACACCTGCTAGGTAATCTTGTTCTTCATCGTCAAGGGATTCATCCATGACGTAACTAATATAATCGTCTTCCATTTCATTATCTGGAAGCTGTGAAGCCAGTGCTTCGTCCATTTCATCTTCTGGTATGTTTGGATAGGTATCTACTGGCATACCTTCAGGGGGCATCATCATAGAGCCACCTTCGTTAAATACTCCACGTCCTTTCAAAACATCTGCCTGAGTAATCTTTCCATCGCCTGTAAGATCTGATAAGCCGCCTTTAACTTTTCCAGATCTCGCAGCACGTTCTTCAGCACCACGTTCTTCTTCTATTTTTTTATGTACAGCGATTTTAGTTGTATCACTGACATTACCCGTATCCCTTTGAAAGTTAGACTCAATATTTTTTCTTTCAGCGGGAGTTTTAGCTTGGGCATAAGACTTTTGAAAATCTTCTAGCATAGACCTATAGCCTGCTTCCATATCAAAATTTTTAGTCATAATCTTTCCTATTAAGTGCTTCGTCTACTTGTTCAGGTAAAGTTTCTAGTCTAGCCAGAGAACTCAGCTTCCCCTGACTGCGGAACAGATCCAGTTCCGATGTTGCCGCCACCAGTACCTGTAACTCCAAGGTCTTGAGGTTGTTGAGGTACTCCTTCAGGGCCTCCCATTGGTGCTTGTCCTTGACCATCGGGGCCAGCTTCCGGGCTAGGGCTTTGTCCAACATTATTTTGCATTCCTATAATCTGAGCCATCATTGCAGCTTCTTCAGGGTCATTCATCAGTTCATCTGGGTCTAGATCTAAGCTGTACGCCAGTTCACTAATAAGCTTGTTCATCTTAATAAACGGAGCTACAGCAGGGTTAGCTGCGGTCTGAAGGAACATTGTAAGCCTTTGAGAGCGTACTTCCTTCTGCATCAAGCTGTTTGTGCCTGTAGCCTTAACTTCTAAATCACCCTCAATACCAAGCTTATAGTCTGAAAACTGCATGTTCCATTGGAAGTATGCTTCACCCATAGGCTTTAACAGGAAGTCATCAAGATTCTTAATAACAGTCTTAATGTTTAATGAAGCTGCACCAAGCAACATAGACATACCTGATGCGGTACGTGTCATGCTTTGTACGCCTGTTTGACCATGACTATAAGAAGGAATACCTGTTTGTTCATCTGCAAGCTGTCGGAACTTGTCGAACATTTGCATATTTTCTATAGTAGTATTAGGAAACTTTAAGCCGTTAATAGCTTGTCCGGGAACACCAGCTTGTCGCCTAAATACTTTACCCGGATAAATCTCCATGCTCTGACCACCTACAAGGGCAGTCTCATCTACATCAAAGATTACAGAGCCTGATAGAGCCAGATTATCAATAGCCATACGTGCATGACCATTCATAATCTTTTGACTATCATCCATGTTCTCTGCTACACCAATACCAAAGAAGCTATAGGGATTCTTTTCGTAGCTGAACGCATGATAAGGAATACGGAAAGGTGTAAAAGGATTTACAACACTGCGAAGCATTTGACCATTACAGACCCAAGCGTTGATCTGTACTTCATCTAAGTCATCTACTTCATCAGGAATCTCCATACCTACCTGACGGCAGTACTCTGCATCCATAACACCCCAGTACTCTAGTACTTCATACTGAGACGCACCATACTCATCATTACGATTGTCATCTTTTAACTCGTGCTCGTAATCTTCTTCTACGTAGTTAGGCCCCATCTGGAGACATGTACGAATAGCTTCTTTGTCAAAGTAAGGCATCTTACCAAGACTACGAAGCTGTGTACGGTTCATTCTATGGCGGTGGAATACATACTCTGATTCGTCAACATTTGTTGCGTTGGGGTCTGGGAAAAAGTCCCAGATGCTGACAAACTCCAAGCGAGGCACCCTAACATCAACAGGAGAGTAAACTCTATCACCGTCCTCTCCTTCATCCCATCGGTGGAGGGTCTTGTTAAAATTGAACGGCCCTTTAACGATTCCGGTGCCGAATAAAGCTGATTCAAATAATGCGTTTCTGATCTCACTAGCGCCGTTAGACTCCTCTATCTGATCGTGTATAAGTTTTTCCATACGTCTTGCAGCTTTCTGTGCAGGACTTAATTCAAGTACTTGTGGGTTTGGTGAAAGCCCCTCTTTAAGCATTTCTTTTTCTTCAGCAAGTTTGTCAAGTTTAATATCTTCAAACTTACCTGTAGCAAAAGTAGCTCCGGGCTTTAGTACTTTACCATCACCTTCATAACCTACGTCAAAAGGATTGTCTGTGATTTCTTGTTCTTCTTCAGGAGCCTGTCCTTGAGAGGTTTCAATTCCCGGTGCAGCAGATGCGTCTACATGCCCATATTGAGAAATACCTTCAGGCATCTTAGTTTCACTAATACCAATAGGAAACTTATTAGCACCAAACACAACATCTACAAGTTGTCCAAAGGCTGCAAGTACTTTAGTCTTAGTAACCTTAACAAAGATACGGGACTTCTCAGACTCTCTAAAGCGTACATTCTTACCGTATAGACCACGATAGTTGTGATACGCTGTAAGCCAACGCTGCTCATCTAGATCGCGTGAGGACTTAGCAGAAACATAGCGGTCAGTAATAAGACCTACTAGGTTATTGCGTAGATTTTCTTCTAGGGTTAGCTCAAGGCCGTCTTCGCCTTCAACGTCTCCGAAGTAAATCCCATTCGCTGTTAAAGTATTTTCTGCCATAAATATACCGTTTATAAAGGTTTAGAAAAGCCCATGCTTACACCAAAAACACCTTGAGCATTTTTATTTAAACCAAAGTGTAAGTTTGTTCCACCTTTAGTTTGTTTATGATAAGAAGCACTAGTATTGTATTTATCTTTTTGAACAGCTACAGAAGATTTATTAGGTAATTGTTTTTGTAAACTATAGTTAGTATTTTTACCACTAGAACTATCAACTCCTCTACTTACAGAAGCTTTTAAACCTTTAGTATTTACACTAGCAGTTCCTGTTGAAGTTCTTTGGTTTTGATTACCAGACACATCACCTTCTATTGAAAAAATACCTTTTGAGTAAGAAGTGTGCAATCCGCCATTACTATACTTAGTTCTTTTCATTTTAATATCCAAACTCCGAATCAACGGGTGTATATGCCTGTTCCATTCTCATGTTTCTAAACTGACTAAAGATGTCATTGACTTTAGGTCTTGACATAATTAAGTAGCGTAGCGCGTCATAAGCGTGGTCAGGTGCATTTGTATTAACATCTTCTGGGTTAGTTTTATCCAGAGGAAGACTTTGGAGTTCACGTATTAAGTTAGGACAGCTATTAAATATCTGTATCTTAGGTCTGCCACTTGGCTGCACTCTCAAGTATTCGTGGATTTGTATCTTCCCTTGTATTCTGTTTTTATCTGCTCTACGCAGCTTATGCCCTGCTCGTTGAAGTGTCTCTCCAACTGTAGGGCCTGTAGTACCTGTTCTGTTCCATGCCGCTGTGTCTAACACTCCCGGCACAGAGTAAGGGTCTGTTAGCTCCATATTAGTAATCATCTGAGCTAAATCAACACCTGTTAGTCCTTTACGATATAACTCTCTGTATATAATCAGTGTGCCATCAGAGGGATCAACAGTACCCCAAACACAAGCACTTTCAGAAGCGTAGCCATAGTCAATTCCTTTTACCCTTTCCCAACCTACTGGGATTTCAAAAGGTGTTATAACATGCTCCATTACATCAAACTCTGTAAAGGCAGCACCTTCTGTAACATCCCAATTGCCTTCTAGAAGTTGCTTACGCTGTACCGCTGGTAGAGCTTTAAGCATTTGCTCATACCTACCATCTAAGGACAGATAGGGGTTATCTTCTAAACGGGCTGGTATAAAACGTCGTGTCAATCCATCATGGCCTGTAAAGCTCTCATTAGGCTCTGATGGGTTCACATAACGCTTCTTTACCCATGTTGCACCAGCACCACCGGGGTTAGCTGTACAACGCATGTACGGCGTAATCTCAGGGTCTGTAGTACGCAGTCTTGATGCTAGGTAGTTCCAAGAAAACTCTGTTGATAGGTGAGTAATCTCATCAAAACCAATCCAACTATAAGCTTGTCCTTGATAGCGGTATACATCTGCATCTCTTTCAAGGAAGCCAAACTCTAGTTTAGCACCACTAGGGAATGTCCAGATCTTTTCAACTTCTCTGAACTTACATCCCGGAAAAGCCTTAGGGTATAACTCCCTAGACTTATCTATAAGCTCCCTCAGTTCAGGCATGGAGCGTCTTAATATCAACGCCCTGTGAGCAGCCCTGTGTGCGAATCTGAGGGGATCTACGAGCATAGCATAGGACTTACCACCCCCTGCTGCGCCACCATACAATACGTCCGTCTCTGGAGCCGCTAGGAAGTCTGTCTGCGGCCCATCATTAGGTTTGAAGATAATATTTTCAAGGGCTTCTTCTTTTACTTTTTTAGGAAGCTGTGCTATATTATCTTCTGTAAGTACTTTACCTTCAACAGCTTTTTCGTTATTATCTAGTTTAGCAAGTGTAGCTTTAGAAGTTTTTAAAGCAGTCTTTTGATTTTTAATCTTAGCTTCTGCTTTTGCAATAAGTTTTTCTTTTACACGTACTGCTTTCTTAGCAGCCATTTTATTTTGAGTAGCTCTGCTGTAATGATAGCCTCTAGATTTAGATCCTTTGGCTCTGCCAGACTTCTTTCTAGGCGTCCCGTCTACTTTTAATACAAAGTTTCCATCAGCATCTGTCTGGTATTTGTCAGGATTTATATCCCAATCATTCATTATCTACAATCTTCTTTAGACCGGCATGACTTAGTTTACGGCCTGTCTTGTATTCAACCCACATAGCTCCTTCGCGCAAACTTAAAGACCTATCTTTTATCAGAGGCTTTATTTCTTCTAATATATTTAGTTGTTCTGGAACCTCTTCTAGAAACTTAGTATCTTCAGAAAGCACATATCCAAATGGAATTGTAGAACTTGACCTACGTTTCAACATTAATTACTACCTCTTCTTTAGCGGGTAGCACAAAAATCCCTCCTTCTACCTTATGACTGACATCTAGTTTGTCTGCTTTTCCTAGCCCTGTGCGATCTAAAATCGTTTGGGCTGCCTGTAGTCTTACATTGACTTGAGGCATAGGTGTTTCAGACTCCATAACTTGCACAAGCTTCATGGCAGCTTTAGGTGCAGATTGAGCTAGAATATTAGAGGCTAGATCTATTATCTCATTTTTTAAGGCTTTAGTCACTTGCCAATGAGTGTTAGGAGCATAGCCTGCTAAATCTGCTGCTTGCTTTGGATCACCTCCTGTCTCGACTAAATAATCTAAAAAAGTCTGTTGCTTTGTTGTCAATTCTTTTTTCATTGTTTTATTATAAGGGTAGTTTACAGATTTGTCAAGTTTTTTCTTGACAAATCTGTAAATTAACTCTATAATATTTATAGACCCACCGGGGCTATATCTATATATACTTGCCCTCTTTGAAGGTCTTTGAAGACCCGCCCAAACTGGTACACACTACTTCTGGCTCATATGAGGTTGTGGAGACTTTGAAGACCCTTCCAAACTGGTTGACATCACTTTTGGTTCAAAATGTATATGATTTAGTATATATAGGGGGTGGGGGGTATGGCCTCCTGCCCGGCCCCTCCAAGTTCTCTAAAGAACTTGGCAAACTCCATTATTCTTCCGCGCATACTTTAAAGTCTTTAGAGACTTTAAAGCAGATCCCTCCCAGACTCTAAAGTCTAAGAAGACTTTAGAGGCTGAGCCCTCCTGAGAATTTTAAAGACTTCTAGTTTACAAAGTAAACTGAAGTCTTTTTAGTCTTTGAAGTTTAGAATAAACTTCAAAGTTCTTTATAGCTTTCAAGAACTTGAAAGCTATTTAACTCCCAAGCTGCCAAATCCATCTAGCTCCTCCTAAGAGGAGCTAACAGACTCCAAAGTTTAAAAGACCCAAGGGGTCTTTTACATTTCCACATAGTCCTATTAAGCCTTCTTAGGCTTAATAGGACTATGTGGATAAGGTTTGACTATCTTTAAAATATTCAGAAGAAGTCTTACGACTTCTGAATATTTTAAAGATAGTCAAACCTAGGAAGGGCTTCGGCTCGACGAAAAATTACACAATCGGGAAAACGATTATGGCTAAGTATGATTTGACAAAACCTGCGACCGACAAAGCGATCTATGCCTGTGCTGCGACTTTGGCATATAAATTCATCGGTGAGAATGATCTCAAGAAGTTTGAGTTTAATAAACTCAAAGCCCGCTTTGGCGCTTCGATCAAGTCGGTTCACGAAGGACAGCCTTTGGCTGGGGATATCAATAAATTATTTTCGGTGAAAAAAATCAACGGTAAGACTTCCGCTGCGTCGAAGTATATCAAAGTTCTCCGAACTGATGACTTGAAATCCAACAAAGAAGTTAAAATCACTGCAAATCCAAAGCAGTCAAAGAACTTTAAAACCTCTTCGGCTCCTCGTCTTGCGACTGCCGCTGATCTCGGAATGATCTAATTTAACTTGGCCCCCTTCGGGGGGCTTTTGGAGTTTTTATGGATAAATATAATTTAGATATTTGGATACCAGTGGTTGCACTATTAGCAGCTCCGCTGACCCCATTCATACTTGTAATTTTTTCTTAGGAGTCAATATGACTAATTCTGTTGTTGTCGATGAGCGCCGTGATGTATCTTTTGAACTTATGCAATTGATGAAGTTTGAACATGCAGTTGATATGTTAACTTCTGAACTTGGTAGTCTTCAAATGAATCCTGAACTTCATACTGCGGTGTTAGCGAGATTTGAAGATGTGGTGGCTGCCAAGTTTAATAAAACTAAAGTTTGGCAGATTGATAAATGGGATGTCGCGCAAATGATCGTGATGTTAGCTCAAAGAATTACCCCGGAGGATTCCGCTTAGTTACAAACTAAAATTATAACCATTAGTATGGTTATGGTGCAGCTTCCTGAGATGGTAGCCAATCCGGATTCTTGCGGCTGCACTAATTAAATAATGGGAGCTACGGCTCCCTTTTTAATCTTTAGAGGAGGTCTTACGACCTCTAAAGATTAAAAAGGGAACAGGAGAAAACATTTGGTTAATAGAATAAACGCAATAACTTTGAAGACTATTAAACCTATTAAGGAGTATATATATAATTATAATTTACCTTTAATGGGGTTTAATAGCTCTACTAAGATCTTAAAAGGCTTTAAAAAGCAAGAGTATACCACAGGTATATTGTATTTGCAACCCGCTGATCTTGTGGCGCGTAATACTTTATGTGCTTATGCTGATGTTGCTGGGTGTAAAGAACCCTGCCTTAGATCTTCGGGCCGACTTGGAATGTCCAATGCTCAGAGGGCTATGACTCGTAGAACTGTGCAATATCTTGAAGATCCCGATGGCTTCAAAGAAAGATTACGGGCCGAGATACTACGCAATGAGACTGACAATTATTGCATTAGACTGAACGGCACTAGTGATGTGGTGTGGACTGATCTTATCGCATCGTTACCTAACATACAATTTTATGATTACACAAAGGTTCTACACCGTGTTACTCGTAATGTTTTGTCTAACTATCATCTCACATTTTCGGCATCATTGAATAGTGTCAAGACTATTGGGCAACTTAAAACTGCTACAGATCTTGGACTCAACATTGCAATATCCTTTAATACTAAAGAGTGCAGAGGCGAGTTCAAGATACCTAATAACATACAGTTGTTTGGTAATACTGTAGAGTTAGCAGACTTTGATGCCACCGACTTGAGATTTTTAGATGAGGATGGCACCGTCGGTAAATTAACACGAAAAGGATCTACAAAACTAGAAAGACTCAAGGGGCAAGGCGATTTAAATTTCTTTGCAGATCCTAATAATTTACAGTTGGTCGCTTGACATCGCAGTTAAAATACTTTAAGATTCTCCCTAGAAAACTAGGAAGGAGGTCTTACGACCTTCCTAGTTTTTCTAGGGGTACGGTTGGAGGCACCGTGAAGCCTGACCCGCCACCTCCCTTGTGGAGCCTTTAAAGAGTGGCAATGAGCAGCTGGCAACTCATAATTTTATAATCAGGAGTTCGTATGAACACAGTTAGTTTTTTGTTTGGAAACAATTCAGAAGTTGATAATCTGCGAAATGCTGGATACGGCGAAGCAGACTTTGAAGTTGTCTCTACGCCAGTATTATATAAGGCAGGGGGTACGGATAAATTTGGAGGTATACTTAAACTTGAAGGTAAAAATGTTTACTACCGCGAAGATACCGGCGATGCTCTGGCGATCCACGGCGACCGCTACAAGCCAGTGTCACATACTAAAATGATTGACACTGCTCGTAATGTATTGGAGCGCAGCAACTTGAGCCTTCGGAACATTAAAGAAACTATTCAAGTGGGAGATGATGGTGCAGTTTGTTTTGTGCGGCATCAGCTGCCTAATCATGAGATCACAACTCCCGATGGCGACACGGCTATTCTTGAAATGCTCCATATCAATTCATTCAATTCTGTATGGCCCTACCAAGCGACTGTTGGAGCATTGCAAAATGCTTGCACAAACCATCAAGTATTCCTTGGGCAGACCGCTGGAATCTACAAAGCTCGACACACTAACAAGCTCAGTGTGGATCAAGGCGCTCACCAAATGAATAAGATAATGAGTATCCTCGATACTCAAAATGAGATCTGGGCTGAGTGGTCTAACACTCCTGTTGGTCGCAAGGAAGCCTTTAGTTATATTGCAGAGGCGACAGGTTCTAAGTTTGCACTTGGTAAACTAAAAGAAGGTGAGGATACTTATTCAATCATGGCTATGCCGACGGCCTATAATAATTCTTCTTTGGTTTATGCTTGGCACCAATACAATGGAAGATACAAGCCAACAATGGGTGAAACTTACTGGGCTGTCTACAATGCTTTGACTGATTGGTCAAGCCACCATGTAGGTACTCGAAAAAATACAAGGGACATTCCAGTTGCTCAAGTTAAGAAATCTGAAAAGGTACAACAAGTAATAGCAAAGTTCCCAATGGCAGCCTAACTCCTGACACCCTGAGCATGGTGAAAAACTGCTTCTTCCAATACCAGTACAGATAAGGAATTGTATGAAAACTAGAATTCATGTTAATCAACATAACATCAAGGCTAACGCCAAGGGTGCTGAGTTGCCGGTTATTACTGTCAAGGACTACAAACAAAATAGAAAGGCTAACCATGCCGCTGTTGTAGACTCTGAAGGTAAGGCACTGGTTAGTGTTTACTACTGCCCTGATAACCCACTGCCGTGTGGTGCTAAAGTTTGGATTGAAACTGAGTTGGAGGTTGTGACCGTTGGATAAGATAGGTTCGTTTGTTGATCACTTTGTTATTTATTCTGATAGGCGGGAGGCTTTGATTCTAAATTGTGGTACTGTTTCAGCGTTTGAAGAAAGTTTGCGAGAGTTGATCTCTTCTGAAATTAGAGATACACTACTGGAGCGTGTGAAGGTATTAGATTATGACATGAAACTAGCTGAATCTAATCGCCATGTAAGTCCTCAATATGACAGACTTAGAGATGCTAGAACTACTTTGATGCGTTTGCATAATGATCTTCTTTGGAATAAGGAAACTTCGTGAGTTCAATGTTTTATAAAGCTATTAATTGTCAACGTAATCTTGATAACATATTTATCAATAGATACTGGCCTATCGGAAGACAGACCGCACCTACAGTAAACACTGTTCGTGTTTTAAAACTACACAGGGAAGGGTATCGCCAAGTTAAAATTTGTAATAAATTAAATCTTGCTGCCTCCACTGTTAATCGTATTGTGAAAAACTCAGGTATAGATAGGGGCGATCCTTAATGCAAAACCTTATAGACATGTGTAATCATATTCTTTACTACTCCACTATTTATTGTGGGTTTGAAGATGTCAATAATGAAATGCAAGAAGATGCGCTGCGCTTAATGTTAAAACACGGCGAAGAGTTTCCTGAATCTTTTGTTAGACTTTATTTAAAAACCCAACTGGAGGATGCCAATGAGTGCTACTGACCCACGAGAAGAATTTTGTAGTGAGATAGACGATTGGTGGTGCCAATTGTTTGCGTTACGAATCGGTGCCAGCCCACCTTCGGATAGACTTAAACATAGATTTATTTCTTTTGTAGAAGAAAGATGTTCTGAAGTAGGCTGCTGGAAAATTCAAGATAGCGATCTTTCTATTATGTTTTCTGAATTTATTGAAAGGCTAGGTGAATGGTAAAAGATATTTTAAAACTTAAAAGTTTCTTGCTTAACCCTAAGCGCAGTGATGAGTTTAAGACTTGGTATTATCTAGACGGCTGGCGGATGTGTAAAATTAAAATAGGTAGTAAAAAATGTACAGTCGTACCCTTGTTTGGCAAGGGTAAAATAACTTTAACTATCAGAGCTTTAAAGGAGGAACTTAAATCTATTTATTGGTATGCGGCACGTTGCGATGCCAGTAAACTTGCCCGTGAAAATGGATTGAAAAAAAGAAAATTGCAATGGGAAAGAAATTATGCTTGACATGATTTCTTACTCAATGTATAATCTCCCCACCAAAACCAAACGAGAGGTATAAAAATGGCAGTATTAGAAGGCACAGCATATTGGGCTTTTGTTACTAACCCTAACACAACTTACGAGCCGTGCTACACGGTTAATCTAGTTGTAGATAATGCGACGGCGCAGGCATTTGAAGATCGTGGTTTCACTGTTAAACAAATGAATGAAGGCCCTGCTATCATTATTAAACGTAAAGTCAACGGGCCGAACGGAATGATTCGTAAGGCTCCCATTCTTATGGACAGACGTAAACAAGAAATTGATGTTAACGTCGGCAATGGTTCGCATGTCAAAGTGCAATATAAAGAATGGGAATCGCAATGGAATGGAAAGACTTTCAAAGGTCTTGACTTTATGAAGATGCAAGTATTAGATCTTGTAGAATATAATAACGGAGATGTTGATGAGTTTGATATTGAAGGTGAAGAGGAGGCAGAACTTTGAGTGACAAACCTACAACAACCTTAACTTTCGAGGATAAAGAATATAATATTTCTGATTTATCCGAGAGGGCGCAGGTTCTTGTGGGCTTTGTTCGTGAGGTGCGTGAAGAAAGTTCCGTGCTACAGAAAAGACTTACGGTGTTACAGGCAGCGCAAGTAACTTTCTCTAAGGAATTGGAGGAAATACTTACTGCTCCTGAACAAGAAAGTCTTGATGGTATCGACTAACCAAGGGGCTTCGGCCCCTTTCTTTTTGGAGGTTGTACTTTGGCGTTTGTTAAATTTCATTTGCCTTGTAATAAATGTGGCGGTAGTGATCCTGTATCTGTAGATGCCGAGGGTAATGGCTACTGCTTTAGTTGTAATACATATCTAAAAAACTATGAAGGAGGTGATACTATCACTGCCCCTGTGTCGGACTTCAAAACTTATAAGCGTAATTCAATGAACTACAGTGACGGGTCTTTCAACGCACTGGCCGACCGTTCAATCTCTCTGGAGACTGCAAAAAAATATGGCGTTAAATCTGTCCTTAACTCAAATCAAAAAGTAATCAACCATTTCTATCCTTACTACAACGGGAATGAAATGGGTGGTGCCAAGATGCGTGACGTACAAAGCAAAGACTTTGCTTGGGAGGGATCACCTAAAAATACTGGGCTATTCGGACAACAACTCTTTCAAGCTGGAGGCAAGTTTGTTACTCTTGTTGAGGGGGAGTGCGATGCAATGGCTGCCTATGAACTATTAGGTTCTAAATGGCCTGTGGTGTCTGTGAAGAATGGTGCTGGAGGAGCCGTCAAAGATGTCAAAGAAAGCTTAGAATTTTTAGAATCTTTTGACTGTGTAGTTATTAATTTTGATAACGACAAAGTCGGACGCGAGGCTGCTAAAAAAGTAGCACGTATACTGCGCCCCGGTAAAAGTAAAATACTTACTCTACCAGAAGAGTTTAAAGATCCTAATGATATGCTTCGGCAAAACAATAGGCAAGCTTATGTGACATCTTGGTGGGCAGCTAGGTTGTATACACCTTCGGGCATTATCAATGTCTCTGATATGGACGATAGTTATTTCTCTAGGGAAAAACAAGAGTCTGTACCTTACCCTTGGGATGGCCTTAATGAAAAGCTTTATGGTATGAGGCAGGGCGAGTTAGTCACTTTAACTGGAGGTACGGGCCTCGGAAAGTCTTCTATCACCAGAGAAATCGAACACTTCCTTATCAAGAATACTAAAGATCGTGTAGGTATTCTAGCCTTGGAAGAAAACAAAAATCGTACCGTTGATGGTATTGTTTCTATCGAAGCTAACGCTAAACTTTACATCAACCAAATACGTGAAGAGTTCCCTGAAGAGGATTGGCGCAAGCATCATGCTGCCTTATTCAAAGGTGAAGCTAAGGATAGACTGTGGATTTACTCGCACCTAGGTCAGCACGACATCGAAGAAATATTTTCTAAGCTACGGTACTTGACTATAGGTTGTGATTGTAAATGGATTGTAGTAGACCACCTGCACATGCTCGTATCTTCTATGGCTGATGGCGATGAACGTCGGGCTATTGATAGCATCATGACTCGACTAAGATCTTTAGTTGAGGAGACAGGGGCGGGTATGATTCTTGTATCTCACCTGCGTCGTGTAGAAGGTAACAAGGGACATGAGCAGGGCGTTACAGTAGGTTTGTCGCACCTTAGAGGAAGTCAATCCATAGCGCAGCTTAGCGATTGCGTTATTGCTTTGGAGCGCAACCAACAAAGTGACGATCCGCAAGAGGCTAACACCACACATCTCCGTGTCCTTAAATCTAGATACACTGGGGATGTAGGTATGGCGGCACACTTGTTGTATGATAACGACACAGGAAGACTCAAAGAATTATTTGATGAGCAGCCTGACGAATTCTTTAACGAAGAGGATAACATACCATTTTAAATTTAGTATTTGATATTGAAACAGATGGTCTAGATTATACAAAAGCATGGTGTATTGTTGCTTATGATGTGGATACTCAAAAAGTACACACTTTTGATCCTAATAATCTAGAAGAAGGGGTAGCTTTTTTGGCTACCGCCGACAAACTAATTGGACATAACATTATAGGTTTCGATGTTCCAGCAATAAAAAAACTTTATGGCGTAGACCTGTCAGAAAATTGTATTCTTAGAGATACATTAATTCTTTCTCGTCTTCTTAATCCTACTCGTGAGGGTAGCCACAGCTTAAAGTCTTGGGGCTTTAGGGTTGGGCATAGGAAAACAGAGCATGTAGAATTTGATGAATACTCACTTGAAATGCTGAAGTATTGTATCAATGACGTACTGGTAAATGCTAAGGTTTACGAGCATCTTAAAAGAGAAAGTAAAGGCTTCTCTGCTTTGTCAGTTGAAATAGAGCATGAGGCTTACAAATTAATAGATGATCAAAGAAATAAAGGTATACTTCTAGATAGAAAATATGCCATGACTTTGGAGGCTAAGTTTGAAGAAGAACTTGAAGATGTCAAGCGTGAAGTGCATAAAGTATTTAAACCTAAAAAAGAAATCTTTACTCTTCGTATAGCTTACAATGCAGATGGGGCTGTATCTAAATTTGCTAAGTGTCGGGAGTTAAACAAAAGAGTAAGGCTATCCGATGACGAATATGCTGAAATATGTGATAACAAAAAGCTTAAAAGAGTTATGTCACATCCCTTCAATCTTGGATCAAGAAAACAAATAGGTGAGTATTTACAAGAGTTTGGATGGAAACCTAAAAAGTTTACACCGACAGGGCAACCTATCGTGAATGAAAGTGTACTAAATAAAATAAAAAACATACCTCAAGCACAATTGATTTCAAGATACTTAATGTTACAAAAGCGTTTAGCTTCTATAACTTCGTGGTTAAAAGAGTGTGACGAAGACTCTAGGGTTCGAGGATATATAAATTCTAACGGTACTATTACAGGACGTATGACACACAACAGCCCTAATATGGCCCAAGTTCCTAGCTTATCTTCTGAATATGGCAAGGAGTGTCGGTCTTGTTGGACTGTTCCCGAAGGTTACAAGCTTGTTGGTATTGATGCTAGTGGCCTTGAGTTGCGAATGCTTGCACACTATATGGACAATCAGGAGTATACAAATGAAATCATTAATGGAGATGTCCACACAGCTAACCAAAAGCTTGCAGGACTTGAATCTAGAAATCAGGCAAAAACATTTATATATGCCCTCTTATACGGAGCAGGAGATCCTAAACTTGGAAGTGTGGCTGGGGGAGGTAGGGACGTTGGTGCAAAACTTAGAAAATCTTTCTTCGATAATTTACCATCATTCAAAGCTCTTAAAGATAAAGTTAGCAGAGCATCCAAGAAAGGATACATAAAAGGTATTGATGGTCGAAAGCTTATTGTTCGCAGCGAACACTCAGCTTTAAATACATTACTACAAAGTGCCGGTGCCATTGTCATGAAAAAAGCTTTAATTATTTTTTCAGACAAAATAAAACATTTGGATGCTTCTGTTGTTGCTAATGTCCATGACGAATGGCAAGTCGAAGCAGAAGAAACTATAGCTGATACTGTGGGAAACTTAGGTATTGATGCTATAATAGAAGCCGGTGTACAATTAGGGCTTAACTGCCCGCTAGATGGAGATTATAATGTCGGAAGCAACTGGTCAGAAACACACTAGAACAGGTAAGCATGTCTTTGAAGATGGAGATTGGTGGTATTACTATCCAGAAGATGGCTCTAGTATTCATACTGGGGGACACATTCGTGAAAGAAGTTCTGTTAAAGAAAAAAGAAATTGTAATAGAATGTGGGTAGATGGTAATTATATATCACAAAACCATCCTTTACATAAGCCGGGGCGATACAAAGGTTTTACTGACGCGGCCTTTAGTTCCTTAGAAAACTATGAAAAATCTAAAGAAGGTGAAGTGTATATTATATACAACCCTTCTTTTCCGGGGTGGGTTAAGGTCGGCATGGCTGTCGATTCTAATGACAGATTAAAGCAGTACCAAACATCGTCACCCTTTAGAAATTATGTCATTATAAAATCTTATAAAGTTTCTGACAGACGCGAGGCTGAGATCAAGGCACACAATGCGCTTACCCTAGAGGGTCGTGGGCGCAAAGGAGAATGGTTTTATATGGGATCTACTGTAGCTGTTGATGAACTTGATAAGTTATTTTATGAAGGAGGCCAGCTTGAACTCTTCTAAAAATCTAGACACTTTAGTAGAAGACATATACTCTACCCTCGACGTACTATCCGAAGGTAAAGATATTGATCTTACTGATGATATAATATATAACTTTGGTGAAAACATGAAGTCTGCTTTGGTACACTGGGCTACCCCTAGGACACAAACAAAGGGGCTGCGTATGAGCAACGTAGGGAAACCTTCAAGGCAGCTTTGGTATGATATTAATAATAGTAATCATGTACAAAAACATTCAGCTTCCACGCAGATTAAATTTCTTTACGGACATATTCTAGAGGAATTACTTCTTATGCTTGTGCGCTTGTCTGGGCATACAGTAACTGATGAGCAAAAAGAAGTTGTAGTGGAGGGGATTACAGGCCACATGGACTGTAAAATTGATGGTGAAGTAGTTGATGTGAAGACTGCTTCTGGGTTTGCATTCAAAAAGTTTTCTCAAGGAACTTTAGCGGAACAAGATGACTTCGGATACATGGCGCAGTTAGCAGGATACGAGGCACATGAGGGGACAGAATCAGGCGGCTTTCTTGTGATCAACAAAGAAAACGGAGAGTTGTGTTTGTTCCGCCCCGATGATATGGATAAGCCTTCTATAAAAAGTAAAATAAAAAACTTAAAGAAGGCTATAAAGCTTGACTCCCCTCCAGAAAAATGCTATAATCCTATACCCGAAGGAGTGAAAGGTAATGAAAAGTTACCACGCTCCTGCGTGTTTTGTCCCCATAAATTTAATTGCTGGGCAGACAGTAATGATGGTGAGGGGCTTAGAGTATTTGAATACTCTAAAGGTCTGACGTATTTCACCAAAGTTGTTAACGCCCCTAGAGTTAAGGAAATTATAGTTGAACAGTAAAACTATGAAGTTGATCCGTAAAAAAAGTCTAGATATTCTAACTGATTGGATGCACACTTTAGTTCCCGAAGAAGATCAAAATAAAATTACGCCCGCTAACGTAGAAAATTTCTTGTCCCAACAGGAGTATATCTACAACAATAAAACATTATATAAAAGTATATACACCCGATCTTGGGTTGTGTCCGTGCTCAAAAAAATGATAAAGGATGGACACACTTTAAAAAATATAGATTATACAATGTTTAATAACAGCTATAGGAAGTACATCTATGGCAAAAATTAAATCAGGCGCTAGGAAAAGGCGGGTGCCTCGTCCTAAAAAACTTATAAAGCCTGACGGTAATAAGTATGATTCCATATGGGAGGCGCTTCTTCATGAATCAATCTTAAAAGATTGGAAGCATCATGTCGATAAAGTACCTTATGTGATTGAACATAAATATGAGCCAGACTTTGTTCGCCATATCGAAGGTAAAAAAATTCTTTTAGAATCTAAAGGTAGGTTCTGGGACTTCCAAGAATATAATAAATATATCTGGGTAAGAAAAAAATTACCCAAAGATACTGAATTGGTATTCTTGTTTGCGAATCCCGATGCCCCTATGCCGGGAGCCAAGCGTCGTAAAGATGGCACTAAAAGATCTCATGGCGAGTGGGCGTGGGCTAATGACTTTAGGTGGTTTAGTGAAGACACAATCCCCGACAGTTGGATTGATGTTAAAGCTAAAGAATCTGAAGAATTTAAAAAACGAAATGATAAACTAACTGTGGAGATGCAATGAGCATTGATAGTATAACACCGGAGGAATGGAACAGGATGAGTTTTAAAACTATTAAAGATGAAAGATCTAAAGTACCTACAGCAACGCCTGTAGCTGATACTTGGAATCATGTTTATGATGATGAACCTAACGATCATCCCCTATATGGAGATTATAAGTTTGATCCTGTACACAAGCCAGAGCATTACAACAATGGTGGTATGGAATGTATTGATGCTATCCAAGGTATGCTTACACACGATGAGTACATAGGCTACCTAAGAGGTAACGTCCTTAAATATCAGTGGCGCTTTAGATACAAAAAGAAACCTATTGAAGATCTTCGCAAGGCCCGTTGGTACGAAGAGCGTTTGATTAACTACATGCTGGAGAATCCGGGTGACAAGTTGGGATAGAAAAGCAGAGAGAGTTGAAAGGTTTCAGAAGAAAAAGAAATCTAAAAGTAAATCAAGAACCAAGGGCTACAGGCAAGCCCAGTTAAAAGAAAAGGATGATTTGGATGACATCAAAGATTGGCATACAGGATTATTTAGGGATTCAGATTGACTATGATCGTGAAGAAACACTTAATAATTTTTCTTTAGAAACTTTGAAGGATCGTTACTTCTGGGGAGATGAGACACATGCACAAGAAGCCTTCGCCAGAGCGTCCGTCTATGGTGCAACGTATCAAGGACATACTGACTACAATCTTGCACAGCGGCTTTATGACTACGCAAGTAAGGGCTGGTTCGGTTTTAGCACTCCTATTCTTAGTAACGGAGGAACCACTCGCGGCTTACCTATTAGCTGTTTTCTCAATTATGTTCCTGATTCAAGGCGTGGGCTATCTGATCACTATGATGAGAACATATGGCTTGCAAGTGGAGGTGGAGGCTTGGGTGGATATTGGGGTGCTGTTAGAAGTAATGGCGTTTCAACTGCTAACGGTAGTCAGTCTACTGGTAGCATACCTTTCATGCATGTCGTAGACAGTCAAATGCTTGCCTTCAACCAAGGCGTAACACGGAGAGGATCTTATGCAGCGTATATGGACATCAGCCATCCAGAAGTGGAAGAGTTTATCGCTATGCGAAAGACTACTGGGGGCGATCTTAATCGTAAGTGCCTTAACCTTCACAATGGAATTACAATCACAGACGAATTCTTGGCCGCCGTCATGTCTGATGATCAGTGGAGGCTGATTGACCCTAAGTCCAAGCAGGCTATCAAGACTGTATCTGCTAGGGACTTGTGGTGGCAGCTAGTACACACTAGAGCAGAGACAGGTGAGCCATATATTGTTAACCTAGACCGTTGCAATGAGGCTCTACCACAGCCGCAGAAGGACATGGGGTTGGAGGTACGTCAGAGTAACCTATGCTCTGAGATCACACTGCCAACCAGTGAAGACCGTACAGCAGTGTGCTGCTTGTCCAGTGTTAACCTAGAATACTTTGATGAGTGGAAGGACGATGAACTGTTTATCTTTGACATGATTAACATGCTGGATAACATCATTGAACACTTCATTGACAACGCTATGCTAGACACAGGCATGAACGTGTCAGCAGACAGCATAGAGGAGTTTATGTCTTATGTTAGAGAAGATAAAAAAGGTTTTGCAAAAGCCGCTTATAGCGCATATAGAGAACGTGCGGTTGGTCTTGGAGCAATGGGTTTTCATAGTTACCTTCAACGTAATGGAATCCCTTTTGAGGGAATGTACGCCTCCAGCTTCAACAATAGAGCGTTTAAAACAATCAAAGAAAGATCTGAGATGGCTTCCAGAAGTCTGGCTAGAAAGCGTGGGGAGGCTCCTGACATGGCTGGTAGTGGCCGTCGTAATTCCCATCTGCTTGCTATTGCCCCTAATGCTAGTTCTAGTATTATATGTGGCGGAACAAGTCCTTCTATTGAGCCTACAAGGGCTAACGTATTTACGCACAAAACTTTAACAGGCTCGTTTAAAGTCAAAAACAAATACTTGGAGAAACTACTTGAAGAAAAAGGTGCCAACACCGATAAAACGTGGAAAGATATTGCTGCTGCTGAAGGCTCTGTTAAAGACTTACCGGAACTATCGGAAGAAGAGAAAGAAGTTTTCAAGACAGCGCCTGAACTTAACCAGATTTGGGTTATCGAACACGCCTACCAAAGACAGAAGTACGTCTGCCAAGCACAGTCAGTAAACTTATTCTTTGAGCCACCACCGGCTACAGCACCACAGGAGGTACACGATGAGTATCTGGAATATGTTAATCATGTACATTGGACGGGAGCTAACAAACTCAAATCTATGTATTACTTGCGAACTACAGCGGCTAGAAATACAGAGAATGTTAACATCAAGATCCCCAGAATCAACCTTGAAGACGGAGAATGTTTAAGCTGTGAAGGATGAACACCCCGCGTACAGAGCAAAATTCTACATACCTGAGCTAAAAAAGTACACTAATTGGTCTGACTATCTGGTATACTATAAGGAACAGGATGACAAGATTATGTTGTTCAGCAACTACTGTATGCAGATGTGGTCTAGTTACATGAGCAACAAGATCAAAAAAGAGAAAGCACCCTTGAGCTACAAGGAATACCTTAACAAGTACAAACAATTACTGGAGGATGGATACAGTGATAGATACAAAAATTAGCGCCATGAAACGACTGTACAACGCCGAGATAGATGTATACAAAGCGGAGGTGCAAAACTACTTAGACAACCCTGTAGCCGTAGGCGAGCACGGTAACTTGATTGAAACTATGGATACTTTAGTAGGTAAAATTGCTGAAGCAGAAGATAAACTTATTGTATTGGAGACACATTTTAGTGAGTAATGTAATCAGCCTGCTGCCGGAAAACGCCACAGCTAACGAAGTGTTGGATGAGTGTAAAGATGAGTTTGAACAACTTCTTGTTATAGGTTGGACTGAAGAGGGTTTAATGAGTGCTAAATCTACAGCAGCTTTAGATGTAAAAGAAATTGTTTATATGGTCGAAGTTTTTAAATCTGTACTTATATCGTCGGGGCATGAAATAGATGAGTGATGAACTAATACACATGATTAGCCTGTGGGCCATGAACCGTGGTATAATTAACAACAGCACACCTCTTGCACAGTTTGCAAAGCTTGTGTCTGAGGTAGGAGAGTTAGGAGATAACGTAGCAAAGCAGCGTGATATAACTGATGACATCGGTGACTGCTTAGTAGTGTTAAACAACCTAGCCATAATGAATGACACTACCCTAGAGGAATGCCTGAAGGTAGCGTATGATGATATTAAAGATCGCAAGGGACACATGAACAGTCATGGTGTCTTTATCAAAGAGGGAGATGCAGCTTGAGCTTATTAGATACTAGAGATTACTACAAACCGTTTGACCATCCTTGGATGTTTGACTACTACTCACAACAGAATCAGATGCACTGGTTCCCAGAGGATGTACCTCTGCACAATGACGTTAAAGATTGGCAGACAATGACTGATGAAGAGAAGAACCTACTGACTCAGATCTTCCGTCTGTTTACACAGTCTGATGTAGACGTAGGTGCTGGGTACGTTGATAGATACATGCGTATCTTCAAGAAGCCTGAAGCACGTATGATGATGTCTAGCTTCGCCAACATGGAGTCCATACACCAACATGCCTACAGCCTGCTACTGGACACCGTAGGGATGCCAGAGGTGGAGTATAAGGCGTTCTCAGAGTACGAAGCTATGGCTGACAAGCATGAGTACATCAACGCTGTAAAGGTCACTAAAGGAGACAAGAAGTCCATTGCTAAGGCACTGGCTATCTACTCAGGTTTTACTGAAGGACTACAACTCTTTAGTAGCTTCATCATCCTGTTGAACTTCCCAAGGTTTGGTAAGATGAAGGGTATGGGACAGATCATTACCTACAGTATACGTGATGAGTCCATGCACGTAGAAGCAATGACAAAGCTATTCAGAGAGTTTATGCAGGAAAACATTGACCTGTGGACTGATGACTTTAAGGCTGAGATCTATCAGGCATGTAGGGAGATGGTTGACCTAGAGGATAGGTTCTTGGACTTGGTGTTTGAGCAGGGTGATATTCCCGGCTTGACTAAGAAGGAGATGCAACAGTACATCAGGTACATTGCTGACAGACGTTTACTACAGCTAGGCTTGAAACCTAACTATGAAGTAAAGGACAACCCACTAAACTGGCTTGACGATGTGTTAGGTGTAGAGCATCAGAACTTCTTTGAAGGACGTGCAACTACCTACATGAAGGCTGGCTTACGTGGTAATGTTGGCTCAGTTACTTTTAACAAAGTTACATAGGAGCATACTATGTTAAAAGAAGGAAATATTATAAGCTTTAAAGTTTTTGTAGACTCTAAAGGTTTACTAATGACAGAGTATTCTAAAGTACCTAGTGATAAAATAAATAAAATATTTACACTAGAGGATGCTTCTTATATAGAAAAAATATTAGCCAAAGTAGACCCTCAGTTTAGAAACATGCACAAAGAGTTGGAGCAAGAACTAGAGAGTTTAAATTGATTGATTATATATTTAATATATGTGTAAGCATATTAATTATAATAGGAGAAATTACAGGCTGGGGGTATCAACTTTCTAATATACTTATTTTTGTTGTTTTTCAACCCCTTTTAATTTTTCTTTTTGCTTCTCTTTGGATTAAAGCTAAACTAAAAGGTTGATGGTCTGGGACGATGAGGATACATTGCGTACACTTAGCGTCCCATGATCATACTGATAGTACACAGTCCTGAAGACAGTAGTATCAATTCTACCAGTATCCCCACCACTATTAACAACAGAAGTGCGCGTCTCTGTGTTGACATAACTACTCAGTAGCATGTTTGATACAGATGATACAGGGCCTACCATTTGGCCTTATTAGCCCAATATGCGGCACTCATCTTACCCTTCTTAATATTCTTAGCGTGACGAGCTTTAAAACTTGCACGTTTCTTCTTCATCTTGTCAGACTCTCCTGCCTTTGGCTTACCTGCCGTCTTAGCACCTTGCTCACCAAACCGAATAGTTTTGATCTTGTCACCCTCTTTAGCCACTACAACGTGTGACTTCTTAGGGTGGTTAGGAGTTCTCTTAGGCTTGTTATAGCCGCTAACGCCTGCACGGGTTAATCGTGAATCTTTCTTCTTAGCCTTACCACCTTTCTTGTACTCTTCTCTATCCATCATTTACGATGCCTCGCTGTTTTCTTTGCTATCTTTTTGGGTTGCTTAGAGTGCTGCTTTCCTTTCTTTGTGTCTTCACGTTTCTTTTTGGAAGTGGCAGCGTACTCCTTGTCTGATAGAGCCTCTCTAGCCTTCTTCGGGAGATACCTTTCACCTGTTGCTTTCTTTCCTTGTGTTGAGGGTTTACCTGACTTGGTTCCCCATTTCTCTTTAGTCCACTTCTTTAGGGACTTCTGTGATTTCTTTAATCCCATGTTTTAAGTTCCTTACCTATCTTGATCCTACCGTAAGGATTGCGTCCTTCAAACTCTGAGGATGTCTCGTAGCCTAAAGCACCATCTACGTACCACGTATCTTGCTGTACTCTCAAGCCTGTCCAGACAATGTCTGTAGAGGTTTCATTTAGATCGTTGAACGGCGTACCGTTAGGGATACTTGAGATGTGTTCAAACTCTCCGTACCATGTGCAGCCTTGTAAGAGTGCTAATATAGAAATTAATTTAACTGCTCTCATTTGTACCCACCACCTGCTGCTTTGTATTCCTTAGCAAGCATCTGAGCTTTACGGGCTGACCATTGCCCCGGCTTACCACCTTTACTACCCGCCTTGATCTTGTTAAATAAACGCTTACGCATAGTAGGCTTGGTGTAGTTACCTGCCTCATTAACTTTGGACTTTTTCTTTGCTGGCTTTTTAGCTGCTGGCATAGTGCCTCCAGTTATCTAGTTAAATATGAAATTAAAAGTGCTAAACACATAGGTATCAACAACACCAATACGGCTATGACAGTGCCTATCTCTCTAACGTCCTTCCAAAACTTCTTCTTAGCAGCTAATGCTCTAGCTAACTCTAGCTGTTTAGCCTTTCTAGCTTCAGCCATAGCAGCCATAGCTTCTTGATATAGCTGACCGTTACCACTGACTGTAAAGAGATCTTTGATCTCCTTCATAGTTTCTTGTATCTGCTTTTTGGCTAGTGCAGCTTTTACAGCATCTGCTTCAGATAGTTTACCCTCATTCTGTGCTCTTGCAAGCTCTACTTCAGCGCCACCAAGTGTAGATAAGAAACCTGATATAGATTGTATATCATTTGTAGTTTCAGCTACACGCTTGATAGCGCCTGTGGCAGCGTTAACACCTGCTATGATCGCAGATATTTCAGCAATCATTTGCGAGTCTTCTCATAGGATCTCATAGCACCTAGTCCTAACATACCCATGAGTACAGGCATCATAGTTTCTAGCGGTACAAGAGGAATAACAATGTCTATACCCACTAAGGCCAGTACAAAGTTTGCAAATGGAATTGTAATAAAGTTACCGAACATTCCTAGTCCACATGTCCAGCCAATGAAGGGCCTCCAACCACTTACAAAAATGCTAGAGTGTGCTGCTTCAGTTTTGTTAACTTCAAGCTGACCCTTCATAAGTTCTTGATGGTGTTCTTCTGACATCGTAGCAATCTTGTGAGCCAGCATTGCCTTCTGGTCTTTGTCTTCAATAAACTTATCTAGTAATCCAGTGACAGGGCCTACTAAGTTTGCTAACATACTCATTTAATAACTCCAGATGTGGGGCCTTGGACGGCCTTCAGAGCATTCAAGGTCATCAAGGTGTACAAATCTAGAGCCGCCTTTCTGACTGATACCAATGCCAGTGAAACCTGCCTCTAGAGCGCCCTGTAAGAGCTTGTAAGCAGCTTCACCACGTACCCCTATATCTATGGCCCTCCCTGAAGCATGTGCTCCCGGAGAGGCTTTACGGGCCTCTATGGGGTGGTCTTTACAACGGTATGCAGAGGTTACAGGAAAGCTAAAGCCAAGCTTCTCACGCAAGGCATCTACCTTTTTCATGAACTCAGGGTCTATACCCTTGGTTTGGCAGTGTTTACATTCTAATTCTTCTTCTGTGAAGTACTTGTACACTAAATAAGACCTTCTATTTTCTTAACATCTGTAGAAGCAAGCTTACCTAAATTAATTCTTACTTCGCTTCCTTCACCTTTTCCGCTACCTAGTTCTCTAGCTATGTTTCTTAGCTGCGCGTAAGGGCTAAAGCCTGCTCTTTTAATACCAGACATTAATCCTGTAAAGCTAAACTTATCATCAGAGTCATTAAAGTTATAACGATCTACAATAATAGTATTCCCCTCATCGTCTTGTTCTATACGCGCTTGTCCTATAGTAGTTTTCATAGAATATTCAGGATCAAATACTTTAGTAACAAAATCTAAAGCACCGCCGCCGCCACCTACATCTGCATACTGGCTTTGTCCCGCAGCTTGAGTACCATAATCAGCGTATTCAATAGCTTTCTTACCCTGACTTTGTGCGCGTAGTGCTGCATTTTTTAAAGCTTCTTTTTCTTCTTGTTTTAAATCCTGCTCTGTTAAAGTTTCTGAACCGCCAAATAAATCATACACAAACTGGCGAACATTTGTAGGTATTAGAGGCTCAGATTTAGGTCTTTCCAGTAATGAAGATTTTTCTGATTCCTGCTTAACAGGTTCTTTAAGTACAGGAGCTTCTTTCTTAACAGGCTCTTTACGTACAGGAGCTTCTTTCTTAACAGGCTCTTGGCGCACAGGAGCCTCTTGTTTAACAGGCTCTTTACGCACAGGTTGCTGGGCAGCTTGAACTTGTGCAGCCATATTAGGTTCTTTAGAAGGCACTACAATTTTTTGGCCCACATAAATTTTATCAGGATTACTAATTTTATTATTACGAGCAAGCTCTTTATAATCCATATTATACTGCTTAGCAATCTGACTGAGGGTGTCTCCTCTTTTTACTTCATACGAACTCATGCTGCTCTCCCTTTACGCAAAGCCTTTAATACTTTTCCACCTGATTCAAAATTATGTCTTGCATCATTTGGATCAAACTCAATAGCACTTTCAGTTTTAAACTGTCCGGGCTTAAACAATATGTAAGAAAACGCCTCATCAGTAGGTACATCTGCTGGAGTATCTGAAGTGTTTAAATACCTGATAGAATCAAAGCCCTGATCTTCTAGCATTTTTCTAAATGATAAATTAATATCTGCCTTTTTCATACGCTCTACAAGCAAGTCTTTTTCTGACATTCTATTTTTATTAAGCGTACCGCCTGTTACTTCATCCTGCCAAGCTTCAAAGTCCAATACTTTTTGATACAAGTTGTCTTTAGCAGCCCTAAACTTAGAAGCATTTAAATTCGGAGCCTGAGTAAATACAGCCTCAACAACATTAGGTATTGTATCTGGAGTATCAAACAACACTGAAGCGTCTGAGTACAAAGCAAAGTTAGGATCGTTTAGTTCTAAAGGATTTTTAACTTGTATAAACCCACGCATCATAGCTATTGGAGGAGGAGCTTCACCTTTCTTCAAAGGCTTTTTAAGCCTATTAGATATTTGCCGTGAAGTTAAACCTGAGTCTTCATCAAAAGCATCCTCGTCTCCTTGTCTCCTAAACAATGCCATACGTTCTGCTTGAGTCTGAGTTCCTACGTGCAGTCCTGTTTCGTTAGGCATACCCACAGCCTCTTCAAACTCATTGGAGAAACCACTAGCCACTGCTCTGTATTGCATTTGTTTTTCTTTAGAGGCGGCTATGAAAGCTTTTTTATTTGCTTCACGAATTTCAGGAGAAACCGTATAATCTATAGGCATTACTTTACCTGAAGGATCTGTAGGCAGTGCTTGCCTCGGCATCCTGCTAAAAATTTTACGAGCTAATGTCCGTTCTTCTGGTGTAAACTCTGCTATAAGTTTTGTTACTTCTTCAGTAGAAATAGTTCTACCAACAGTCTGAGCAACACCCTTGTAGTAATTATCAAACTTATATTCCCAATTAGTATTAATGTTTCTAGCACCAATAGTGTCTAGCTCGTAAGCTAAATGATAATCTATGTCTTGAGTATTGGCTCCTTCCATGTCGAACTGCTCGGATAGTTCCATGTCTCTATTGTAGTTTTTTATTTGATCTTTACTATAACCACGCGCCCTGCTAAAGTCATCGCCCATGCGTAAAGCACCCTGCTCGTCTATAAACTCGGGCATTTCTTTTCGCATATCAGACATACTTAGGTCATGCTTTTCGCCAATAGAGGATTTAACTTTTGCAAACAACATTTCCTTGAAGTCAGGATCATCTAGCTCTGCCGGTAAATCAGGATCTGGGCTGGCATAAGTTTCTTCAATATTTTTAGCTACCTTAACCGCGCCCTCAGTAGAAACTTTTACATTATTCTTCTTGGTTTCTCCCAGAATAGTTTGCGCCAACTCATTTACAAAGGGTGATAAAGCTTTGGTAGCTGCTCTAGTCAGCCCGCCTACTACGTATCGACTTCTTTCTTCACGATCTTCTTGATCAATAAAAGCATCCCCAGCTTGTGA